TGTCCTTAGAATCATGTCCAGCCATCTTCCCTCCACTGGCAACCCAGCGTATAAGATGATCTAACTTTTCCATACGTCTTTTCTCCTGTGCCTTTAGACACCTTTGTATGAACATTTAAAGCTTCCTCACTAAATCTTTCTGATCCGGGCTGTTTACGATGACGTAGTCTTGAAGCTTGAGACGGCAACAAATAGCCGTTGCGAACTCTTCTAGCGTCCTGTAGCTATGCAACTTCCCATTCTCTGTAAAAGTATAAGGGGCTATCAATTGATCACAGCAAGTGATGACTAGTGTAGACTTATGATGAGACTCAACTAAGCGAGGGTCCCTTTCTACCGCATACTTCAGTAGAGATACATCAAGAACCGTCTTTCGAAATAACCCTTGATACTGATTTGCTACGTTCGTCTCGTCTGGGTTGTTCATAATAGAAAGAGGAATATCCAGATTTGTCATAGGTCCATTACCGTGTCGTGTTTGATATGCTCTTGTTACTAGATAATATCGATCTACATCAAATCCTCTAAAAGCCTCAGTCCCTGTCCGTGAACGTGTCACATGAGGATAAAATCCATATTCAGCATCTAAAAGAAGTCCCTGCGACCCTTCAAAAATGATGTTATCGAAACGTTCATCATAGTCATTCGCTAGTACATGAATACTTTCTTTCTGCATCAGAGTGAGTACATCTAATTTGAACTCAGTCATCTTTGCTACCACTTTTGCATGTAACGTAAGACCCTTGTAGAAATCCCACAACCGCTCCACTTTCATATTAAATACAATAGGGTGAACTAAGTCAATAGCCTTTAGAGAGAACCCTTTTGCTTCCCTTTCGTGAGTAGCGCCGACACCTGCTCCACAGGTTCCATCCATGAGGGTCTTTTGACAAGTCTGATTTATCATCTTCTCAAAAGGTGTTGTCACAGGACACTCACTATCAATATAAAGGCGAGGATTTATCCCTTTGGTCTTCAAGACATGAAATTCCTTTAGAGTCCCTTGTGGATCAAATGTGCAAGTACCTGACCAATGCGTAGGCGCATCCGCCAGTGTACCACTCCCAAAGTTTGAAAAGACATGTTTCGCCTTATTGGTTACTACTGTATGTCCTGCTTGTTGACCTCCACTATAGCGAATCACCAAAGGGTTCTCTAGAGATTGACAGAGAGCGTTTGTTACAAGGCCTTTTCCTTCGTCACCGAAAGCTAGACCGATTACTGCGTATGTACCCATTTTAATACCTCGTTTAAAGGGGTACCCGAAGGTACCCCTCATTGGTTATAGAAACATCGGAGTGTCTTCCTCCTTGATCTCCGGCGTTTCTTCAGTTTGTTGAGATTCCACCCCAACATCTTTCTGAGCTATCCATTTCTCACGATTTTGAACACAAACTTCGGCGATAACATCAATGACATCAGATGCATTACGTGCTGTTAGGAGATTATCACCCATTGCTTCTAACCATCCAGGATCTCTATGAAATCTTTGTCCCGCTCGAGTAGACAGTACATGAATGTGGTAGATATCATACACCTCACGTGCTTGATATAGCAACTCATTCGCGTTGATAAACCCATCAGATTTTGCAAGCTGAGGATCACCTACTATTGCCCCAAGTCTTCGGTTATGAATGCTCGGCAGACAAGGTTCATCCCCGATGGTGAACAGAAGACCCTTACGGCCTCTCTTTTCGAGGCAGTCTATTTGAGTACGAAGGGCTGCATACCAGGCTAGGAGATAGCTCTCTCCCATGTTACCGCCACCGCCACCCTCAAGCCACGTCGCTAGTAACCACTTGTCAATCATCTCGTCATCAGACTCAAATTGACCTATTTGAAGAGGACCTTCATCACACTCGTGATCTCCGATACCCATGAAAAGAATCTGAGGGTCTGGTTCTCCATTCTGAAGTATACGCCCCATCAACCGAGGAAGACCGTCACGCACTAGCTCTTGGGGGACAGAACCCATTGAGCCTGTGACATCTAACCCTATACAAATTGCAAAAGATTCAGGATGCTCGTCTGAATCTCTGGACTCTCTCATGGTGAATGCCCGAGGATCCATTCCAGGATCAACCATTCTAGACTGGAAAATCTCATCATTACTCTTTGTATGATAATCAGATACCGCTCTGCGTGTCGTTGCTGTTTCTACTGAATACGTACCACCACCCATTATACTTCTCCGAATAAATATGTATAGCGCTTCTGCATAAGGTCCAGCAGAATCTCTTTTTGACGAATTTGAATACCATACTCCATCTCCTTCTCGACATAGAGCTCTGCATTAAAATCCTTTTTAAGCATCAGACTAGTAGCACTCTCAGGCGACAAATCTAACAGAGCTTCACGGTCTCTGTTTAAGGTCTTGATATCTACTTGAAGGTCTTCAATTTTACGACGCATGATCATATGCGCCGAGTCAGTCATTGCCTCCGCACGATCATTTCTGATTTGTTTGTTGTTTCTTTGTAGGGAGCTTGCAAACGCTCCCAATTTCTTTTCAGCCATAAGGCCTCCTATATCTTGATAATTACGAAGCCTTCTCGGAAGCTTCACTTGTAAGGTGGTAAGGTCGATCTTTACATGCAGGGTAGGGACATTTATAGAAGCGAACTGCCCCTCGCCCTCTGCCGAACGTGTTTAAAGCTTCTCTAGCCTCACCAGCTGATTTATATCCTACCTTATGGCAGTTTTTCTTAGCTTTGTGATGTTGCATAAAGATACCTCTTGTTAATAAAAAAGCCCCCTTTGGATCCAAAAGGGGGCAATCGATGGTTGGCTCTTTCAAGGAGGAGGGAGGGACCAGCCAACCGAGGCCCCTATTATTCTCTCGATTAGGAATCCCAATCTTGTCTTAAGTATTTCCGTATTCTTTCCGTCCCAATAGAAAGAGCCTTTGTTGATAGAATGAAACATACCTCCTGAAATACCCTCCAAATAGGTGTCTGGTATTTCAAAAAGAGATCCTCTATATGTGCCCTGGAAATTTAATGTAGACGGTTTCCAGGGTGATGCTAGGCTTGTCCACTCGATACTGACGCTAGGTATTTGAAAAGAAAGAGCCCCGTTTTGTACATTGACTACTAGTACTTTTGATTCCTTTTCTAAGGGAGTCGGTTCTTTATCAAACACAGAATGTTTCAAGAGGTGCCTTTGATCATGTATCATATCTGTCAAGCTAAGTGCCTCAACAAAGTAACTGATATCGGCTACAATATAGGTATTATACCCTATTTTGAATCGATATCCGGGTGTTTTGAAAGTGCTCATTCACACCCCAACGTCCAGGTTGCTACCTTCCTCTCCAGTTTATCAACGATAGCTTCGCAAGAATTATCCTCTTGCAAAATACTCTTCACTTCCTTTACTAATTTTTCTTTTGTGAGAGTTCGATATGGCTTCAGAAGCAACACTTGTATTGTCTTGATACAAACAAGAATGGCTGTAATGCCTATGGCTATGTAGATTATTTCCATCATGTCACACTCCTTCGTGGCAATAGTTCATTCAAAGCTTCAAACTCTGAATGCGATGAGGAAACCTCCGGTATATCATACAATTCCACCTCATTACAGAATGCATGTACATCTATTGGATTTTCATCATTTCGATCGCTGTATATCGCTTCGAAGTTCTTTTGGTCTTGTAACATTTTTAATGCCCCAGTTATTGTATTACAGATTAGTTTCGAAAATAGTCAAGAATCCATTTCTTGTCTTTAACGAACTCTTTTTCTAATGTGTCTTTTGCTGTGGGTCTATCCACCTGTGAAACGCTTCCCGGCCATAAAAGGGCCATTAGACGTTTGAACAGAGCATCCGACACTACTTCCTTTGAAGGTGTTCCTATTTTTATTGCCCTAGGATTTACCATCAGTTCCCTCCAAATAGACATTGAAAGGCGATAATTGCCGTGATAAGAAAGAGACCCACGAGTATCCCAAAGACACTCTCAAGGGTTGCATTACCTCTCACGAACAAATTCCACTCCTTTGTAACTCTCTCCCATAGATTTGTTTTACTCATAGTTTAGCCCTATATGTATTTACCATCTAAATGCGCTATCTCATGCTGCAAGACACGCGCAGTATGACCTGTAAAGAGTACATTTTCATGATATATTTGAGCCTCATCATAAAAACTAACCCTTATTTTCTTACTACGTGATACTGCAGGTCGTCTCCCAGGTCTTGATAGACAACCCTCTTTCTGTCGATCTTTTCCTCCAAAAGATTCAATAATGACAGGATTAATAAAAGGTTTAAAAAGCCCTCCATAGTACACTACAACAATCCTTCGTAGATGTCCAATTTGATTAGCCGCAAGGCCTGCACAGCCTCTTTTACGAGCTTGATAGTTTGCATTTTCTAATAGGTCCATCATGAGACCGAAGGCCTCTTCCCATTCAATCTCAACATCAATAGGTGTCGAGATTTTCATTAATTTCATTTCGTCAGTTATTATAGGTTTGATGCTGATTTTTGAAGGACAATCATAATCACATCCTGGACAATGAATCTCCTGCGAGAACCGTAGACGCTTGTCAAAGCAAGGTCTCATACGAGGTCTATCAGGCATCGGTTTGAGATATTGATACTCATCGACGTATTTAAGCTCAGTTCCCATTCAGGTGCCCCTCGCGTACACGCCTTTCTAATCTTTCCAGTTTCTTATTTAGAAGGCGGCTATATTCGTCGTATATATGCATCCCATAACGTTGTTCAAGAACTAGTACTTGCTGGAAAGCAGTTAGCATACTATCTACACATTCTTCAAGAATATCTAGGGCAGCGGTACGTTCTCTTCTTTTATGACATATGGCAACAATTAGCTCTGCAGCTTCTTCAATACACATGTCCTCTTGGGATTCAACACCCCACTCCTTAGTTGCAGCTTCTAGAAGTGTAATATTCTCAGGTTTCCCTAGTTCTGTTAAGATGTCAAGCGCGTTCAAGATGCCACCCCTCTATAGTCGTGATGGCTACTACCTTCTGACCGCCACCTCGCAGACTGAATAGAGATACATCACCTGGAGCTTTCCCTTGGAGAGCCTTCGCTGTAAAGTGCGCTCGGATTGGAAATGCAAACTTGGTCAAAAGCTTCCAGGAAAACCAAACACGTAATAGTAAGTAATAGGCCTCGTGCGGGTCCTTTATCTTACAATAAATATATCGTTTATCGATATTAATTGTTATCATTTAGTACTCTCCCATACGAAAAAAATCCCGTAGACGTTAATCTACGGGATATAATAAGACTGGCTTTTTACGGAAGCCAGTTAGAAAACCGTTTCCAACAACTGGGGTGTTGTTGTATAAAAAGAGCCCTCGAAAGGGCTCTTCTTGGTCAAACAAAGAAGATTCCTTTCTTCTTATTCAGCGGCAGGCTCTTCGGCCACAGCTTCTTCAGCTACAGCTTCTTCTGCCACAGCAGTTCCAGCAGCATCAGCCACGCCGGAATCAGCTTCAGCAGCAGCTTCTTTAGCAGCCTTTTGAGCAGCACGCCATTCAGCAAGGGCCTCAGTGGCCTTTGGTGATACTTTACGCTTTTGTTTACCGGCTTCAAAGCATTTCAGGACAGCTTCCCTGTTGTCAATAGCCCAGTCAGCGAGATCTTCACTGCTACCTTCGATTTCTAGAATCGCTTCCTTGGCAGCAATCTCTTTTTCTTCATCCGTCATACGCTTAACTGTAGGCCAGCGAAAACCATCATACATGGCATCAGCGTTTGTAATAATGAAATCGAACTCCTTGTTACCGGCTTCCACGATGGCATCCAAAGCCTTTCGTAATTTCTTCCGTTCGGACTTTGTGACACGGCGAATAGTACCTGTGTCAAAAGCATTCTGAACAGCTTCCTGGTTTTCGATCAGCCAATCACTTAATTTGTCATGGCCGTCCGTCAGAAGAGTGAGAGCTTCCTTAATCTTTGGCCGACGAATGTAATCATTCAGTTCTGCCTTTGAATCAAAAATTTTGCCGTCTTCTGTTCGAAAAACCTGTGTATATTCAGTCATTTGTTGCTTATCCTCGAGATAATAAATTAACAAAAGGGAGCACGATATTGTACTCCCTAGATGCCTTAGAATGGGTCTAAGACGCTATTCTCTACGTGAGACATAGGTTAATTTAACGGGGTAACCCGCGACAAATGGCTTCATGGGGTGCCTAGGTGGCCACCCTCAATACGACTGTTTTAGCCAGACCTCTGGACCGCTACTCCGAAACGGGAGCAGAGACGGGGCCTGACGATGCGAGAGGTGCCTTTCCGGCGACCTCCTGTTTGACATTCGGACTATCCGAAGTCGGAACCTCCTTATTCGTTTCTTCCTCCTTCTTTGTAGGAGCTACATCATACTTCTTCTGCAACTCCTCTAAGACGTATTTGGCTGTTTGTGCCCAGATATATCTTGGGTTACAGCAGACAAAGGTATCATAGTTGATATCTTTATCACCTTCTAATACAAACTCGGAGTAGCGCCGCAACGATTCAATCACAAAAGACTGATGGAGCGGTGAGTTAAATTGCATTAGGTTGAATATAAATTTTGAGAGATTCGCTCTCTTGTTAAGACACTGACTCTTTACTGACAAATCCTTTTGTAAAGTCTCCTGAATATCCTCCGCTATTTTATACCAGTTTGCGGCTGAAAAGAATGCATTTGGATTTTCCTCCTTTAACAGCTTTTCATAGTCCTGGAAGAGTATGATCTTGGAATAATGATCCATACTCTCTATCACAAATGAATGTGAGACAGGATACAGAGGGAGCGTCTTGTCTTCATACATGAAGATCATATCGCGGACAAATTGGGTATTACTTCTTCTATCTGGCATTATTCAAAAATCCTGTCAATTAAAGTTGCTGCGTAGTTACTATCGATAGTGTCGCTCTCATTTGCTCGCAGCGCATGGATGAGTTGGTGCATATAAGCAGCATCGACACCGATAAGTTGTTCTTCAAGAATAGTCCTGTCACTCAGATCGACCTCAGAGATTTGCCACATGATCTTCAATAACTGACCTGCAGTAATGCGCCATCCCCTCCGTAGGAATTTACGTACTCTGAAAATACTTGCAAGAGGATATAAAGAACCTCTATAGAGTAATACTCTTGACATCATACACTGAAGAGCTTCCTGCTCAATATGTAGTTTACCGTCTCTGGCTCTCCACCAGCAGAGTGTGTGAGCAAAATCAAAGTTCTTATGAATCTCCTCCGGAGCACCAAAGAACCGAATAATGATTTGCACACGATTTGTAAGTGTTATAGCATTACGGGATAGAAATACAGGCCGATAGTCCTCCTCATTGACCAGACCTTCTACAGCCTTCAGATCCTCTTCAGCATCGTCATCGTCATCAAACGACAAGCCTCGCGCGACTGTCTCAGATTCAGCAGCGACGCCTTCGGACCTCATATAAATTGTGACACGTTCCTCAACCTCTCCTTTGATATTCTGGATCGAATCTTCAACAACGGTAGGCATGTATGTATCCGAGTCACCGTCTTCGTAGCCAGTGTTCTTATTGAATATATTTACATAATATTCAGCCACAGCTAACGCGGTTTCTTTGGTCTGGAAGTAGATGTCGTAGTCATTCACTTTCTCTCCTGAAAGCATAGACGCGATACTCCCTCCTGAGACGATTGCATGACGGAAGGCAAGATCCCTGACGCGTTCGTCAGTGATTGTTCTAAGCCACTCATCAATCTTGGTTCTAAGAATTTCTCTTATTTTCTTCAGCTTACGCCCTGAACGAGGCAAAGGGCGGCAGTTTGAACACTGCATTTTAGTCTCCTATTTTGATATTAAGTGCTGATTTTGGTTTCGGTATAGATATCGCAACAGGTTCTTTCTTTATGACCTGACCTACAGGTTTCCTAGCCTCTAGTCTCATCAGCTCCGATAAATCCCCTTTGTTCAAGAAGGCTCGGATACTTTTGAAGATGGGAGGTTCCTTCTCTCCATCAAGTTCCCCACTCAGTGCACAAGCACTCATGAGATGTAAAATCATACGGTGTCGGGGGTTCATTTTATTCATAGTGATACTATATACTCTGCAGTGTCAGCCCTAACCTTGTCACTTCGGAACTCTACAAACCGTGGTAGGAATAGAGAGAGTTTCTGAGGATCTTGTTTATTGGTTATGACTTCATTGAACCGAACCGTCATGATTTGAGAAGGTACTCCATTATTCCAAATATAGTCTCGGTCTTTATCCGTAAACCCTGACACTTTCACCTCTAGCTGACCGTCACAGGATGCAGCCAGAATGGAGCCTAGTGAATGTTCATATTTCCCTTTTCCTTCTAAAAGTTTTACGACCTTCAGCTCGCATTCCCTTTCACTCTTCAGCTTAATCTGATCACGGGATGTTCCATTTTTCCAAAAACCTGAGGCTATTTTCAGAACAGTGCCCTCACCACCTCTCGTAATAACTTCCTCAAAGTGTTGTTCGGCATCTACTCTTTTGAAAACGACTCGTGTGTCAATTACTTTGACGTTTCCTGGAAAGTTATTCAGCAACATCGTCAGCATCTCAAATCTCTCCTTGTAGGGTCTGGGTCCAAAACCTCCAATCTCGCTGCCTAACTCTATCATATCCCAGGCCTTGAAGACAAGATTGTAGTCGTAAGGAATAGTATTACCTTGTAAGAGACTGTTCAATAGACCGTTTCCAGTCCGGCGCTCAAGTAATTTTTCATCCTTATAGACCAACACCTCACCGTGTAACTGGACATTAAGGCGGGACCGAGAAGCAGGTACTGAGCCTACCTTGAAATACTGAACAGGGAAAGGAGTTCCGACACGTGTGTGAGCGGAGACACCTGAAGGCTTTACATTTAAATTTAAGAACATTCCATCCAGCTTTTCCTGGCTGTATACTCCCTCTTCCCATTCAATTGTCGACAATGGGCGTTCCTTTAATGTACTGCACCGCATGTAATCGAATGTGTCAATTGTTCCAGGCCAGGCCTTGTTGATAGACTTTGCGGTGATACCTGCCCGTAGATCTTTCTTTAAAATTCGCTCAAATAGCATCTGAGAGAACTCATCCATGCCGGTTAACTCTTCAGAAATTGCTTCCAAAGCTGCGTTACCAGTGATTTTTCTATTTGCTAAATCATCCAGGAGGTAGAAAGTCTCAGGAGTGAAACGTTGGGAACCGGGAGGACAAGGAGGGACCCTCAAGACACCATACGTACGACCTGGTTGATAGGCGTATTGACAGACCATCTTGAACAGAGAATTGTCTAAGAACTCTTCTAAGAAAGCTATTTTTACTTTCTTTGAGTCCGATCCGCTAATTATTTCTAAAAACTGATATACTTCGTAACTCGTGATCATTGTAATATCCATTGGTTAATATAGTGAACAGATAATGCCTGTTCTTTCAATTCGTTGTGTCTCTACTTCGCGATGGATCTTGCCGAGACTTTCAAGTGTCGCTATGTCATCAGGTGCTAAGTCGAAAGAGACCGAATAGTAGTTTTGTAGGAGAACTTCACCTATTTCTTTTTCAATACAAATTGAACATGCAAACACGAGATCGTGTGAAGGGACAGTGTATACAGACGAAAGAAGCTTGTCGTATGCTTCCTCTCTGAACTCGCCCCAGTAATGTATGGCTATACCTGACAATGTATATTGCACTGTATTGTTCATCTGGTCAAAATAGCCCATTTCCTGACACGCCTTTGTCACAAGTTCTTCCTTGAGAGCCGCTAATTCTGGCTCATAGTCAACCATCCCTAACTGCCGGATACGTGACTGATAATCATCTATACTATTGATCATTTTATTTTCTCGATAGAAGGGCGACCTCCTTAAGCCGCCCTTTTGGTTTTTCTAACGCTCTTCAGCAATCCGAATACAACGCTTTCGGTTCAGAAGATAGGAAAATGTGGAAGGGTCGAATTTATAGCCTAAGGCCATAACTTCCTTCATCCATGCAGTGTCGAAAGCTTTTCTGGTGTATGCTTTTGTGACATCATTCTTCCAGAGTTTCTTTTCAATCTTTTTCCAGATTTCCGCCATCATTCCCACAGTAGGAATTTCACCATCAGATGAATACATGATGAGAGTATCAGGTGGAATCCTTTTACCTCCTTTTCTTTTAGTTTTATGTTCCAGAAGTCTCTGCCCTTCCTCCGCCGAAGGTACGTCAACGAAACATTTTATAGAATACCCAAGTTTCATGAACAGGGTGGCTTGCTTTGGGGATATTTCAATCTCCATAGTTTTTCTCCTAATGTTAGGGGCACTTAAAAGGGGTGCCCCATACCCTTAATCCTAACTGTTTTTATTAATTATTGACCGAGAATTACTCGTATATGTGAAACAGTATACGGTCTAATTTTTCGAGCATTAAGTCAACTTTTTCAAGAGCACCTATACCTGAATAATCCTTAGGTTCAAACACAGAACGTTCAAGCTCTGCTACCTCAACGGGAGCCACTTCTTCTGTGACCCTCTCAGCGGCAACGGGACGTTTATGTTGATAGGCGATATACGCTCTTGCCAGCCGCTCAGCGTCCTCTTCGGTAGGTTCAGTCTGGAGGTCTGGCCAGAAAAATTCTCCACCCACCTTATTGATAAGACCTATACGAGCTGCGCAGACATTGAAGGAAGGACCTCCTGACAGTCCTGAGACGTCACTACATTTGTATTGCCCGTCCTTATCCATAAGCGCACGAATATATACTTCCTCCAACCATTTCAGAGCATTCTCTGTCCATTTCTGTACGTGCTCAGGAGAGCCTACCTTTGATATAATAGGGGCAGTAGATTTATACTCATGATACTCAGAGTGCAGATGTTTAGCCATTTCCATCGTAGGTTCTCCCTGTGTCCACCTCCCGAAGTTTATAAAACCAAGTCGATTGCAAACAGTCCACAGGCGACGTCCTCCTGGCATATGCCTCACAGAACGAGCGGAGAGCAGTTTTTTCGTTGATAAGGCGGCCACAGTTTCTATGAAGTGTAAACATACAACCGTCGTTATGGACGTACGTACTCCATATAATTTGCTTGTGCAAGAGAAGCAGAACCCAGAACGGTCTGAGTAGAGACTTACGCTCTTACTTTCACATCTATAGCAGGTTAGCCCTTCAATTAATACATTGTTTGTCATTTAATTTATACCCTTAGATTTTTGATTTTTTCTTTCGAAGAACAACTTTGGGACTCGGTAAGTCACGATGTGATTTTGGTAAAGTGCCTGTGTGCGAATATTGATTATAGCTCATATCACCTCCCATAATAGATCGCCATAAATAGTAACCTTGAACTCTCGGTGCTAGGTCACTAAACTTACTCACAGTCTCTTCAATACCTTCCATTTCGTAACAATACAGTTCCCATGCTTCTTCTATAAAGATGTCTTCCATCTATTCTTACCCTTTAAAATTTTAAGCCCCTCCATGGAGAGGGGCTCTTGTTATGGATCAACGAATGGGACAAGCACCCCCTTCGCATTCTTCGTCACCGATATCCAAACTCCCGACGGAGCTAATATTAGAGATCGGTTGGGTCTCTGCTGCAAGTTTATTATAGGTCTCCTCAGAGATTTCCTCGTAAGGAGCCTGGTCAAAACCATGCCCTCTCTGTAATAGAAAGGAGAGACTTTTGTGGCAGTTTCTATAGTTTTCTTTTAAATATTCCTTTATTCGTGGTACGTCATCCTTGTTGTAATATATTGAGCAGGAGACACTGTTATCAGACCATACAGTCTGTAACAGCTTAACTGTCTTTAACTGCTGAATTACGTCAACATCGTCCGCAAGTATTGCATGCGAAGGAAACTTAAAAGGAAATGTAACGATGACAGTTCCGTAGTCTTCTGTGCCATCCATGTTCCTTTTAAACTCAATAGGATATCCGTGATCCTTACAGACCTTTACGAGTGAATTATCAGCACCAATGCTGATACGTCTGTACATAAAACGAGCATACCCTGGATGTGCTCCGGGAGTAACTCCAGGTAGTAGCGAGAGTGTGCCGCTAGGTTTTATTGTTGTCAACTTTATAGACTTTGACAGATTGTTTTTCTTTGAATAATACTCATCGAATCGTCGAAGCTCACTATAGACGTCATCAAGCCATTCGAGCTGCTCAGGTAGGGCTTGCATAATACCTGTCAACCCTATTCCCATCCGTAGATTTCTATGTACAACTTCCGTGGTTTCTGGATGGTGCGAAGGTAACATCAGTGAATGCTTATTGATACGATATAACAACTTTGTAATATCCATCAATTCTTCCTTTGATTCTACATTCGGAAGAAATACCTCTGCAAGACAACATGTCTCGTAAGGCTCAAGCGACTGCTCCGCACACGGGTTGTAGCCCTCAACCTTGGGGTCAGGATACTGAGTCTCACCCAATCGACCGCAACCTCGTGACAATGGGAGATTGATCAGACCATATGGCTCTCCATTGCCAGAATAGCCTTCCCAAAAGAAAGGGTGTAGATCGTCAATATCGCTACAAGCTACACTATTATTTGACATACTTCTCCATTTCGGAATCATTACGTCATCTAGGTCCCACCTCTTTGCAAGGAGGAATTCAACATCATCAGGGTCACCTATCGCAATTTGAGCTGATCTCCGTACATTCCCAGCCACAATGATGTAGCCGATGATGTTCATGATATCAAGAGCGTCTATAGGCCGTATACGCGCTCCTTTTCTTTTACTGAGGATTTTGCTAATTTCTCCAATTCCCCATACAAGGTCTTCAGGACCACTGGCTGTACCACCGAACCCTTTAATAGGTGTCCCCTTCCCACGTATTACTTGCGTTGAATAAGTGAATGTTCCTTTTTCTTCTGAGTGTGACAGAAATGCCGCCTTCAGGGTTTTCCCTAATAGTCTTACCCAGCCTTCACGTGAGTCGGGGACAATGAAGTCAGCGCCGCCATCATCAAATCGTGTAGGAGCTTCAAACCACTCCTTTACTGCAGGTATTTTATCTACATGTTTCTGTTGAATATTATACCCAACACCTGCCCCTACTGCCAGCATATCCATACACCATGTAAAGGGTCTTATAGGGTGATCCACTACTGTGAATGCACAATTCTGCATCGATGCTAATCCATATTTATCGACTGTCTTTGTACCAGCCTGCCACCACATTCTACCCGCTACACTTGCCTTTAACTCCAAGAAATATGTAGCAAGACGTATCTCTTCTTCTTGCGTAAATCCGCAACCGAATTGCTTATCGCATCCGTTAATTACGCGAACGACCGTGTCTTCGAATTCTTCTGTAGGGGCGTTCATGTCAAGAAGGGACTCATCGGCCTCTTCTTCTGATATGTCTTCAAACTTACGAGCGTAAGTTCTCTTAAATGTTAGGTACCCCACAGTGCTCCAAGGGGTATCAATTTCGGGTAGATCTTCAACTGTTATCATTTATTTTAAACCTTTGTAAACTCAGTTTGTTCTGATGTTTCCTCTTTCTCGGGGATATCTGGAACATCAGCTGTAAGCCTTCCAGTTGGGAAGTCATAGAATGCAGGGTCTACATCACCAGTAAGCCCTGTAAAGCGACATTTGAGCACTCTCATATCAATTCTATTTCTTTCCTCAACGGTCTCAGCTACCATATTTCTGGCGAAAGCAATAATATCCATTGATACCTGCTTTATTGAGCCAGAGCCTCGAATATCATCCATTGTAGGCATCTTGCCTTCTTCAAATGACACAGTACCACCAGGTACTTTCCTTAGATGACTTACAAGACCTATCCAAACATCTGGATATCGCTTGACAAGCCTCAATAGGTCATTCATTACTTTGTCCTGAGCCTCGTTGCCTGTTAGATTCTCAACTCCTTCTGAGACTAGAATTGTGATATGGTCAATAAAGATACTGGTGTACCCTGACAGTGCCATATATTCAAGTTTATCAATGATTGAACTATCATTCATGGAGCCTTGATGATCTAATACAAGGCATCTATCATCTCCAAACACTTCATCAAAGCCTGGCTTCAACTCATCGATAGGAATCTCTTCATCAGCAGGATTTCTCATAAGAGCCATTCCTGCAAATTTTCGGGCAGTCTCATGAGGAGACTCTTCAAGATTTACAATTCCTATCTTCTCATCTGAGTTTTGAATTATATCTAATCCTATCTCTCGGATCAGGGTACTCTTTCCTGAACCTGTTCCAGAAATAAATAATGCAATATCACCTCCTCTACGCCCTTTAAGTTTCTCATTAAGTGAATTAATACAGAAGGGATAAGGTGTGGAAACTTTTGAGTTATACTCAACCAAAGAGTCCCAAAGAGCTTCTTTGGTAATAAATCCTGACGGTACAAAAGAGGCTGCATCAAAAATACATTGCATTAAGGCCTTGTGACCGTGTTCTAACAATACAGCGCCTGCATCATTCTCAGGAAGGCGTGTAATTTTTGCCTTATCAAGCCCTATGATTTTAAGGGCTTTTGAGACAGCTTTTTGACCAGGCTCATCCTCGTCAAAACATATAATAACTTCCTGAAACGAGCGTATCCAATCGCGCGCTTCTAGAAGAGCTTCTGTCATAGAAGATCCTGCAATACCAATGACAGGGTAGAATTTTCCATATTTCTCATAAGATGCTTTTGCCACAGCCATTGTGTCAATTTCACCTTCACAGATTACGAGTCGTTTTCCTCCGGGATTGAATAACTCCTTACCGAAGAGACTTTTCGACTCTTTTATCCAGAAGAAGTCTTTGTCAGGTAATACCTTTCTGACGTGGTATGCAAGACCTCCGTCATACGGATAGTAATGTTTATTTATATCACCGTCACCGTTATACGACACCTTTACTCCATAGAAGGTTGTAATAGGTTTATTGATATTTCGCTCCACGAAACCTCTGATGGGATAATCCTTTACTTTTTCGAGTTCCTCGTCAGGGTCCCATTTAATCATTTGATTTGAAGGTTTCTTTTTGAACACCACCCCTGTAGAGGCTCCCGCTATTTCTTCTTTCTTAAACTTCTTACTACAGGAGAAACAAAAGCCGTCCCCTGCTTCATAGATTTGCAAGGCGTCACTCGATCCACAGCCCTCGGTATCTACACACGGCTGGTTCTTCAGGACGATATTACTCATTTGGCTTACCCTCAACACCTCCCTTTTTAGGTGGCTCACCCTCAACACCTCCCTTTTTAGGTGGCTCAGACATAGCGGATATCATTACCGCTGAGATAGCCAGAAACAACCAATCCAGTCGATCTATTTCGCTGAACCCTATTTCAAGACCGGCCTGAAAAGCCGAAAACCCTTGGCTGAACATTATTACAACTGCTGTGAGAGCTAGCAGCTTGTGTACAATAAATTGAAACATCAGTATTCCTCTAAACTATTTTCAAGTGCGATAGACCTATGTAGTCTACGCTTATGTGTATCCGTCACAGGTTCCGTGACATTCCATGTAATTCTCTCGATGCGGGTATTAAACCAGGTATTCGAGAGGGGTGAATCTACGAAACAAAGAGACCATGTTTCTGCATACGAAAGACCGCTTCTTGTTTTGTACTCGTCGAGCACGATGAAATCGAACTCATTCTCGCCTCGTGCCTCGAACATATCGTGAAGCAGCGTTGAAGACGACTTGTAGTACTTCCAATTCAGTTTCTTGCCTGAATTTGAGATATATAGTTTCTTACCGAGATAGAATCGCTTCAAAGCGTTGTCTCGGATGACATAGATAAAACCAACACCGTTTCCCATCTTCTTAGGAAACTTCCAATGACCGTTATGGTATAGAGCTCTTTTCTTCTTTACACCGGGAACAGATATATCAGACATTTAACTCGTTAACTCCTTGACGATAGGCCAATGATCGATGGTAAATTTGTCATCGGCTGATTTTAAAATATACAGAAGAGCACCATTAAACGTCAATGCTGCATACCACTCTTCCTGATACGCCGCGATATAATTTCCTACAACATTTTCCTGAAACTCCTCTTCAGACATACAATGCATTAATTCCTTAGTTGCAGTCTTCTCAGCTATTCCTGGGATTCCTGGGATATTATCAGTAGGGTCTCCACTGAGTAATTGTTGATAGAAGAACCGGAGTGAATCTGCTTCTGACATTGTAATGAGTTCTTTCTTTGAAGGATTGTAATGTCGTCCTGGGATGCATTTAAGATCCTTATCGATTGTGACGATAATGAAGTCTTGTCCTTCTTGTCGAGCCTCTTCAGCCCATATTCTGACGTAGTCATCTGCCTCCATCCCATCAGCAGGTACTGCAAGTCCTTCCATTATTGCTAAGTCGCGAACACCGTTTACATACTTACGTCGTGTTTCACCCTTAGCCTTTAATACCGCTTCTTGATTCTTTCGGTTTTGTTTGTAGTCAGGATACATATCATCTCTGAAATTACCCTCACCCTTTACGGCCATTTTAAAGTCGTTTGTGAAAAACTTCTTCAAGATACCATCAAGATCCTTCTTGAAATTTTTCCAAGAATCCTCCATATACTTTCTTTCTTCAGGGCGTGTGTGCTTAGGAGGAATGAATGCACCCTCACTGTCATACTGTCGAACTTCTTTGAATTCGCCTTCAATCTTTTTTACAAGACTTATCCAGTCTGAGTATCGACATGCAGAATGACATTGAACATCGCCATCTATTATTAACCGAACTGCCATAGTTTTCTCATCCGAGTTGTAATTGAGAGGGTACAGGAGCACCCAGTTCAAGAAGAATTCCCCAGATAGATTTTTTGCATATCTGAGGTACATCCGGTTCCGTGTCGAATAGAGTCTCAAAGGCCTCTATAATATTTTCATAGACATCCGGTAGTGTATTTCCATACTTTTCTTCTTGCAAGTACTCCCGAAAGGCCGCATATGTATCAGCGGCCTTAACAATGAATACTACCAGAGGATCATACGTTTTCATAAACGCAGGCAAGTGCTTGCGCATAAAATCTGCCTCAATTTGTTTCAGGAGAGATTTAAACTCAGGATATGACTTTTTCACATCATGAGGAATATCTCCTGTGACGATCTCAGCGATGTCATGCACCAGCGCATATTCTAGTACCTCTCCCTGCATCGCCTGGACAATTTTCAACATAGCTCTATTTCCTATATAGTGAGCCTTATCAGCTTCTCTCTTACAGGAAACAGCGTCCTCCAGATGCTGTTCCACTAATTGATAGAGAAGAAGTGAGTAAAAGGCGACCTCGAAACTATGTTCGCTAATATTCATTCGACGCCCTATGAGATGCTTTCCTGCCCATCTATTTACTTCTGCTGCCCTCGTGGGTAATGAAAATGAATCTATCACTACACCATCTCCACTTCAAAGCCAGGAGGTATATCCTCTAGATCTTCTACTAATAAAACGCATTCACTAGATTCAAGAAAAGTATTGATGTTCTGAATGTCATCTTCAACGTCTCTTATCTGTAATGCTAACCATCTACCACCTACAAGTACTGCACGTATCATCGTACGCTCCTATTTATTTTAAGTTAATACAACCTCCTTCTGAATGCCGCTAGCAGACATCGACCAGAAGGAGGCTTCTTTCACAGTTGAAAATACGTACTTGATCTGCCTAGTTGCTGCAGACTCGAAGTCATATTATCGAAACCTCAACAGGTCTCTTGTTTTTATTGTTCGCCTACTATCTTAAAAACGGCTATCTACGGACATCTAGGCCGCAGTCCTCCCCTGATTCACATTTTATTCTCCCATTTTATTAGGACGTGGTCTGTCTCTAAGTCAGAGACTCCGGTTACTTTTCCGGGATCGATGCGAGCGATAGTTTTATAATATTACTTGTCCGCAGACACAAGTGCAACCAACCCCGACTTACTGCGCGTTGGATTTTCGTAAGGGAACCCCTGCTACATGAGCTACAAGCAATTTCATTCCTTTCAGAAATCCGTTTGCATCTTCATCTGTATACCAGACAAAACCTGTAGTGAGAAGTCTCCAATCAGCATTTGAGTCTGTCCATTCTTTTACAGAGGCTCGACCGTCAACAATAGTATAGTAGAGGCTTCCTTTAATAGGTTCCTTAAGGATAGGTGTGGGTAGAAATCCTCGATAGTCCTCGAAGTTAATGGTCCACGGCGATTGTATGATCCTTTTCATCTCAATGGCGTTTCTAATATCACCTAATGGTGTTTTCTCACCTACAGGAAGTCCGTTTGTATAGAAAAGTTTCTTTCCAGACTCTATCGCTTCTGCGAAGTCAACCAACGTTGCGATGTGTATAGTATTCATAAATACCTACCAGCTAATATAAAAGACGAGACATGCGGGTAGAGAGTCCGTAGGCTCATTGATAGCATCGACGCAACGTGTAATGAGTACTAACATGTCTCCGGGAAGTTCCGCCAGCTCTTCTACAGGAATTATATAGAGTCTGTCGTTTCCAAAGTCTTGATTTCCCCAGTGACGCTCTCGAAGTATCTCCCATAGTCTCTGCTTAATACCAGTCTCTCCGTTTGGTAATTTAAAGGAGTGTCCTTTTGGAGGAGTTTCCATTCCAAACGTCTTACATTCTAGCTCTTGCAGATCATAAAGGACATCCAGGAGAGGAATTATCTTTAACGTCGTGATATCCATTACTACTGTTTCTCCTGTGTTGAATCTACTACATACAAAACGTTATCTTGCTCCTCTAAAACATACTCCTTGGAAATTCTAGCTGCCTTAACGAGAAGTTCTATATGTTCACCTCCGACGATAGTTCCATCGTCACCCATCGCTTCAATGGTTTCAAAGTACTCAAAGGCATCTGCTGAATTATCCACCAGTGTTTTCAGCTTTTCCAGTTCCTCTTCAAGCTTTTTATTCTTTGCCACTAACGCCTCAAGATGTAGTCGTCTATTTGGATTCAGAGTATCAATCATAAGCCTCCACTCCAGCTCTGATATCTTCTTGTTCATTTCTTCATACGCAGGAATCCTGTCGACAGGTAGATCTGGACGCTGTCTTAGAAACGCATTGCGGCTAATCAGATCCTTATTTTCAGCGTGGAGTCGTTTCATAGTTTTGCGAGCCTCGCAAAGAGGACATTCTTCTTTTACACTTGGCATTCAGTGTCTCCTAATAGTTAAAGGAACCGATAGCTTATGTCGCTGCTCAGCTCCTTGATAATTTCATGGTCAGTAAAGGCTAAGCTATAGCTAGGTCCAACTCTGACTTCTTTGTTGACATGTATACGAGAATGTACTGTTAAGTATTTATGGTGTTCCGTGTCAGTGATACGTATATGAATCCATTTCGGCAGGCGGATAGCCTCCATGCGGTAACCTCTTTCTCTCGGATACTCTACCCTAGTGAGCAGATGGTCATATCTTTTTACTCTTTCACTCATTCTTTTACGACTTCTTGCAGCTCCGATATCTCTGTAGCGCGTCTCTCAACGAGATCGGCACGGATATATCGAACCCACGGATTTCCTTCGCGACAATCATCAATATCGTCTTCACACCACAACCTCCCTGTGTTAGATTCAATGCAACATTCTGGTTGCAGATATATCTCTTCCGGGTCCTCCATAGTAATCACTCCGTAACAAATTCGTCCAAGGTATCAAGCAAGGCATTATACGAGCTAACACTCATGCACAGTATTCCATCAGAGGTCACTTTGGAGATTGGCAGATTATTGACGGCTTTCCCTACGATATTTACGAGATGCTGTAGTGTATGCGCCCTTTCTTCATATATATGGTATTGCTTACAACGCTCCTCATAGGATAATTGGTCTGCTTCCTTTAGTGGATCAGTCGAAGTATCGCTTTCAAAGACTTCGGGAAAGTCGGACTTCTTCCAGTGAATACAATAAGGACTCGCGTTGCATTCAAGAATAACCTTACGTCCTTTGTAGGTGCAAAACGCTACGTATCCGATACTAAAGCCTGCGTCTTCTAGCAGACCATTCTCATCATACGCAGCCGGTCTTCCAACATCTTTGAATTCAAGTTCAATATTGATAGCAGGAGGGATTTCCCAGAGCTCTTCACAATGTTTACCGTGTGGAAGGATCCAATACATTTCCTTCTCGGCTAGCTCTGCTTCAGAAGCTGCTCCTAGATAAGCTAAACAGAGATTTTTGAAATCTTCACCGGCACCTTCGAAGCGCCAACTAGTATCAGTAGTATCCATCTCAATGGTGCTCCTTAGGGTTTTCTGATGGCTCTTCCGATACCGTCCCTGCATCAACAAGCGCTATTGTAAATTCCTCAACCTGCTCAGTAGGTATCATTTGCATACCGTCGAAGAAGATACGCCCTCCTTCTGTACTAATTCTATCCTTGATTACCGGCACCCATGAGTAGTGTATAAGAAGAGCAGGACCAACAAACCACGCAGGATTGTTTGCTACAATTGCCTTGATCAATTTCGGGATACCATCCTTAAAGATACCTTCTTGTGTTCCGAAAGTTATCATTAGTAAATCCACGTGTTCATCTAAATATTCAGCCATTTTATTTCTCAATGATTTATTAAAGAAAGAGCCGCCCTTATCAGCGGCTCTCCGTAGTTATGTTTTCTAAAGGAGTGGGAAATAGCCCCAATTGATTTGACCTTCATCTACAAGTTCGAAGATCGTTTCCCAATTCGGGTTTGTAGCTGAATCGTCTGCAAGGTCCTCTAAACTACTAGAGAGGCATGTCGCTAGTTCAGAGAACGCTACATTCCTTTCGGCTTTCCTTGAAGCCTTCCCTATTAAGACAGCCCGCACTGCAAAAGATTTCACAGAGAACTGTTTGCCCTTTGACATATACGTCAATGTTGTTGCAGAGTAAAAAGGCGCAACAGATGACACGCTTGTAGGATCTATCGGGACCAACGTATATTTACCACTGTCAAGGTATCCCTGTACAACAGAACTAGGCTGTCCTTCAATAACAAGAATCGGCATATTCACAGCCTGACCTTTCTTTATATCAACAGGCTTGACTCCTAGTTTCAGGAAAGAACTTAAAGCCTTTAAACTAAGCGTGCTCCCTCCCCAGGCGGCTACTTCTTGACCTTTGATAAGATCGATACTAATACCTTTCTTATCATTGACGCCAATATTTTCGCCTATGCTAGAAAGAAGACTCCCAAAGCCGCCTCCTGATGGTTTATAGCCTTTTGGAATCAGAAGGTGTCCCGACTCAGCGTGCAGTCCCATTACAACCTTGAGTCTGTTTTCATTCACTTTTGTTGGCATTATTTTTGTTTCATAAAACTTCAACACATCGATCTGAACAATACCTGCATCGTATCTCTTTTCGATGAGTCCCAACAAGTTATCAATGGCGCCGCCACTGACCTGTACATCGAGTTCCTTGCTTGTAGCACCTCCACAGAAATCCTTGATATCGTTTCCTAGAGGGAAATATGTACCGGCTTCAGAACCTGTACCGATACGGAGTGTTTGTCCTGCATGAACATTCGCAATAAGCATCGCTGCTACACAGAATGCTGTTAACATTTTTCTTGATTTTTTCATAGTAATACCTTAGAACAATGGTTCTTCAGTTGAAGAGGATGGCGAAGATGATCCGCCGATAAATGCATTAGAGAGCCCTACCAGCACAATTGCCGCCAGACCTATTCCAATGATGATCAACATCCAACGTGTAGATGATTGAATATCTGTTGACTTACCCATGTGTTACCCTTTAAATTCTAGTGCAGAAGCTTCTAAAGAGCTTACCGCAGTATGAAAGTTAGTTTCGATCTGTCCGAAAGCTTCCAGTGATAGAAGTTCTTCCAGCTCACCGTCTGCTGCTGAATTCATTATAGACTGTGCGTCTGAAACGATATCTGCAAATTCATCCATTTCACGGTACTCATGTACTTTTGCTTTAAAGGCAAGATCGGCGTCCTGCGCTGCTACATAGTTTTGTTTCATAGCATCGTGAGCTTCTTCTATCTTTGCTTTCATTTTAAGCTTTTTAGTGTGCTTTGCAGAGCCAGCGTCGGCAGGATTTATTTTACTTTCCATCTTATTAATAAGTGCTCCTACTTTAATAATCGCTTCCTTCGCATTTGCCAGACGATCAGCATTCTTCATCACCTGATTCTGCAACTGCTCCATCGCCCTCTCCCTGGCTTCTCCTATCATCTTCTCCAGGCGCATATTCAATGTCTTCTGTCGAATGAGAGGATCCATTGTTTTCAACCACCGGAGTCCCAGAAACCCGCCGACACTTACAACTAGTGTAAGAACCAGAGCAAACATTCCTGTGATAATTTGGGCTGCAAAGACAATAAACATTAGGAGAATCCCAATAAGAATAATGCCGAACCCAACATTGCGAGCCTTTCCTGTTACCTTGCTATTTTTGAGAGTTGATATTTCATCCATCCTCTCTCTGTTATTTGATAGAATTGACGAAAAGCCGCCATCATCTACATTTTCAGCCATAATGCTCTCCATACGGATTGTATAATTGATTAGCCCCGGTTACGTTATCCGGGATGTCAGCGCGGGATTTTCTAGACATCGCATGAGATTTTTGGTAGGTGTTTCTGCATAGATATCCCCTGTGGATTGCGCCCTATGCTAGCTAGTAGTATTTGTTTTAGAGAGCTGCACTTCGTTGCAGTTACTTATTATTCAGGCATATTATTTCCTCCAAATAGTTTCCTGGTTAAAAGCACGGTTACTTTTCCGGCATCGTTGCTAGCGATAGCTTCTTACACAATTCCAGAGCATACCTGGAGTGTGACCAACTTTTATACGAACTGTTGGATTTAACGCCCGCGCTTGTGGTACGCCACGCGGAGAGGCCTGTAAAACTCATCTTTGAGAACTGGCTCAGTGAGCTTTCGATAGAGGTCCATACGAATACGATGTCCCGAGTTCCCTAACTCATTTATCGCTTCAATGAGCTTGAGACGCATAGGTGCTGGGTACATGTGCTTGTACGATCGCATCATCGTAAGTTTTATTGCAAGTGCCCTGAAAAGTCGAGCCTTGCGTACTTTTTTAAATTTAGCCACAAAATGTCCTGTTAAAAAGGTTCAAATTTAGTTTCCCTAGATTAATGAATATCTAGCCAGCTGTCGCCGATCTTTGCATCACCATCCATTATTTTGATATCATATAGGAGCGCCGCATCCTTGAAGGCGCCTGAACCTATTTCAGCTGCACGTTCTGCAAATTCTTCTGGTACCATGAAATCCTCCTCATCATGATAGTAGATGAGAGGGATGTATGGAATACTTTCTTCCTCCAGACGCTGCATAGTGAGCATAACCGCAGTGCTACATGTAATCTTTTCAAGGGATTGTAGTAAATATACAAGAAGTTTATGAAAAGAATCAACATAAATTCTATTACCAACCATTGAAGGAATGTAGCCGTATCCAAACTTTGAGGTGCTTCCATAGATATTCTCCAGCTTTTTGTTAAGGTCTTCAAACCCAGGTACTGCTTTAATAAACTCCTTTTTTAACTTATTTCCTTTAGTTGCATTGAAGGTGCCAAATATATAGCTCCACAGCTTCTTACCTGAAGCTCCAAATAGGAAGGCATACAGGATTCTCTTTGCGGCACTTCTTGGTACCGTGTGCTGTACACCCATCTTCGACAATGCTTCGGTTAATTTAACGGCGTTGTATGCATGAATATCACCGTGCAGGATTACGTCTATAAACTCCTGATCTCCTAGATAGTGTGCGAGACCTCGCGCCTGGTTGCCTTTTGAATCACATCCTATGCATTTCCAGCCTGGCTTTGACCTAAACAAGGCTCTCATCTCAGGACCCCATTTACTAACAGGAGTTCCATCATCCTTAAGCTCTCCAGAGGGTACATTTACAATGATCTGGTGTGTAGCGCGCATACTCGGCGTTCCTATCATCCTTGAGTTTCCATGAAGCATTCCATTGTCATCAACGTTTTCAATCCATGTTTTTACTATACTGTATCGAGATTCTGCTGTTGTAAAGGCTCGATACAACCTTCCGTTTTCGCCTAAAAGATCGAGATCGTCATCAATGATTTTAGGTGAAGTGTTTTCATTCTTTTTAGTAGCAGGATTCCATTTAGTGTTCCATTCGGAGGGTTCCCATCCATGTCGATATAGATAAATTTTAACATCTGCGACAGAGCTTAACTTTAGTTTCTGGAAGTCTACTCTACAATACGGGCCTGTAATCGGTCGCTCACCATGCGTCAGGATAGCCTGAGCCATCTTCATTATTTCATCTTCCTCCTCATATTCGCCGGAGGCTATGATCATACGAGCCTCTTTTGTAGAAAGATCAGAACCGCAGCGAGGATCGATACCAAACCACTGCGCAGTATGTGCATGATAGTACCCTGTAGCAACCCACTTAGGTTCTTTGTGAGGCACAATTCCTTTTACCTTGTCGATTGCAATTGACTTTGAGCCTAAGACTCCTTCTAATTTATCCCGAATTTCAGTCAGTTCCTCCTCTAACTTACCGAAGAGTTCAATAGCTCCTTCTTTGTCGAAGGGCCAGCCGTGCAATTCAGCCTGAGCTTGCCAAGTAGTGGCAGCATGTTCAGCCTGAAGAAATGTTTTTATTCTATGACCTGTTCCCTCATCTTTCTCAAGTTTGTCAAACAAATCATAATATTCTTGTATTAGAATTTTATACACCTCAACGTTAAGATTTACGTCTTGGTGACAATACTTAGACATCTCAGGAGTCCATTTTGAGAAGTCGTGGAAGTCAATTTTTGGATAATTTAGTGATTTACCCCACACCGCTAGTGAGTGCCCTTGGTAGCCGAATCGCCGGTAGTCAAGAATCTGTGACATCAAAAGCGTGTCATGAAATTGAGTTTCTTTTGGGAATTTATACCCAAAGAGTTTTTCTAGGACAGGAACATCATATCCTAAAATGTTATGCCCAACTACAATCCCCACATTATTATTAAAATAATCCTGCCAGCCTAGGTCATTCTCAAGGAATTCCACGCGCTCGCCTGTGGTTAAGTTATGGATAATGATCGTCCACATCCGTGTTACATCTCTTAGGAACCCATCGCCTTCAATATCAAAAACCAGTCTGAACATTAGTTTTCTCCTGCATGTCCTAAGTTTTGACCCGCTTGCCAAGCCTCCCATGCGAGTTGCACATTGATACTCTGGTATTGACCAGGCCAGCTATCCTTTTCTGTGTATCTCGGAGTATTTTCCTCATAAGGCGGTTTCTGTATCCATTCTTCAAAAGCTTTTCTGTCGTCACTGATCATCACAGCCTCCTAGGTGTTATACCTTATAGCTGGCAATCAGCGATTGGACATCTGCAACTCGAATAGGTTCATTGTTATTGATCATCTTCGCAATTTGGAAGTCAAGATACCATTTTGCCTTTAAAAGCTCCTGCAGCTCATCATCCTTCTTACCGACTCGCGCAATGTACTTACGTACCTGATTGAGAGAGACACTTTGAAAATCCTTTGCAAGATACTGCTCCGTCTCCCACCATTGCATATCGGCAATGTATCCCTGGTAATGTCCAGGATTTATTGCTAGATTGTCTTTTTCGTCGCTCGGCAGGTCTGGCGTAGCCAACTTTGACTTCCAGAAATTCAACGAAATCGATCCTACGATGGTTGCGACATGATATTCTTTTCTTGATACCGTCTCGTAGACTTCGACACGTTTCTTTCCCTGGACATCTGAAGCTTTGATACCTTCGAGACAGGTTGCCTTTACAGTTCTTAATACTTCATCACCCTTGATAAAGCATATTTTATATTCACTCATTCGTATTTTCCTGCTTTAATTGATTTAATTAAATTTACCGGTTACGATTCCGGCATGCCTTTTAGGTGCATTTTACAGTATGTATTTTAGCAGGCATCGAGATAACGAGCTAGACTTTAGAAGTCTTTAGTCTCATCGTCTTTCGATCCCACTTTAATAGGTTTCTTTTCTTTAGCATCTTCTGACTCATCGTCAGAACTATCCCAGGGATTTTCTTTCTCATCTGGGTCTTCAACTGGCGTTATGACTTCAGTCGTAGTTTGACCAAAAGCCGCCTGTTCTTTAGGTTTGTACACAACATGCTTTGTTACCTGGATACCCATGAGCATGTTTGCAATACCTTTATCATCGTCGTCATTCTCGTATTCATATTGAAAGATACGAAGGTTTCCGACTGAACCGTTTCCTAACGATCTTGCATCGATCTCGTCTAGATTACCATCGACAACATCCACTGGATTTGCTGGGTCTCCATCGGCCTTGATGGATCGTTTCCTGAGATTCACACGCCAATAAGCATCCTCAATGATTGGATTCTCATCAGCATCTTCAGGAATAATCCTTTTGACGCGGAGGTCTGATTCCCGCCATAAATCAGCGACCTCTTTTACTTTTGTCCGGATTTGTATTTCCCAAGCCGGATTCTTTTTGCTGAACTTTTTATTGGGGAACTTTGGGTCCAGTTTACAGTACCAAAGTTCACAGTTCTCTACTATTATTGTTCTACTCATTCTTGATCATTACCTAAGTGTTCATCCCACGAATCTGGTGTTATTCCAGTCATGAGAAATTCGCGTTCATCAGGGGACAAAGTTGGAAATACATTCTGTATCAGTTCTCCTCCTTTCTCCCATCTGTCCAATTGTTTGCGAGTAATATCAAGTGTCATCTCATTCACTACGCCGGTGAATGGATCTTTTCGTGTTATCAGCATCATTGCTTATAGTTCGGGATCAGTCTTTTGATCCTCTTCGTTTCTATCGCTCATTCCTTCGAAAGGGTCAGATGCGTCATTGTCACAACGCTCTTCATATCCTTCAAACTCAGGTCCATCTTCATAATCAGGTCCATCATCCATCGCTCTTTCTTTTCGAGAGTCTATAACTTCGTCAGAAGGCTCCTCGTGACTTTCAACTATCACTTCTCTTTCAGTCTCTTTATCAGGGACTACGTCAGCTGCCAATGAATTCTCAGTGAGACGTATTGAACGATGTACATTAGGTTCCATCTGCGCAAAGTAACGAGGGATAATAAAGTTCGGTCCTCCTGCATTATTGCACAAAACCCATAAGACCGCGTAGGCTCCTTCCAGGATATATTCTGCGTGATCATACGCCTGGGGCACAGTTGCAAGATTTGGTTCGGTTAAGAAATCCAGACTATCTACCAGACCTGCGGCACCTATCAGACGAAAGTCTCGAACGTTGTCGACAATAAACAGGTCGCCTCCCAGGTATTGATCCATTTCGATATAAAGTCCAAGCTCAATATCCAGAGGCAGCTGTTCATTCAGCCCTAGGATATAGTCATATAGAGGTCCTAGCTCCTCTTTGTTTAATTCACGCGTGTGTTTGATTTGCTTCATTCGTTACGTTTCCTATGAAAAACAATATTCTGAATCAAGTATCAAATTGATATCAAGATTCCCCAGATCAACGTCTGAGATGTCGCCTCCTATCTGTTCAAACAATGAATAGAGTGGATTGACCTCATGGAGTTCTACGAATGTTTCACGTATTAGTTTGTACAGTTCAGGCATATCAGCTAACAAACATCCAAAAGAATCATGAACAGTTGTTATTGGAAAAGGTGCCTCATCTACTGTAAGCATTAAGTGTGCTGCATCTAGGCTGTGAATGGCATTAGGAGAAGCTCCCTGTGCTTGTTTGCGCTTCGATGGTTGTGGATCTTCTACAAAGCAAATATGCAATTGTAAGGTGTTTGTAAAGTAACCTGTTGAATTTCTGGTTCCTTTAGGCGGTCCGTACTGAACCCATATCTTCTTCACACGACCTTCCGTGTAGTGCTGCACTACCGGGAAGTTTGTTATTGGTACAGTCCATTTTAAGAATCTCTCTTCGGCTTCTGCTAGCTTCCCTGCCTTCTCAAAGATATCAAGGAGTTGCATAGGTCGTTTAAGAGCTTCCTGGCAGTTTTTAAATACTTCTCTTCCTAAGAAAGCGCCCCAGCTATGTTCCATATATAGGAGTTGTTCAATCCCATGTTTCTTAGCATCATCAATGATCTGTTGTCCAAGTCCATAGGGTGTTCCGCCATAGGGAAGCGTCATTGTGTTTCTCTTCACAATCTTACGTTTCTCCTTAGCATCCTGGATTCTAAACCAAAATACAGGAGCTACAAGCACCATTAAAAGTCCATGTTCCTCCTTAAACTTTCGTATCTTATCCACAAGGAGCCTTTTGATTTCGCTACCACGGGGCGCACTGTTTATTCGCTTTTTGTGCACGACCAGATCATCTATGAACTTTTCACAAATTTCAACTTCAGCTTCTGTCAGGAGATTAACTTGAGCCTCTAAGCTGTCCCAAACATGATCTGCAACATATTTATAGAGGTCCCCAGGATAATCAAGTGGCACAAGATTAACGTGAGGAGCCGTAACTTCGTCGCGTGTAAGCGCACATAGATGCTGAGAGCCATTGTTACTACCATCAATAAAGCACTCAAGATGAGACTCATATTCATAGATTTCCTCCTTTAGGTGATCATGCTTAGTATGGTCATACTTAGCCCATCGGTAACAAGACCTTAGCTCAAAACACGCTGCTATAAATTGCCAGGGCTTATCAGCTTTCATCCATCCCTGATTCACTTTAGGTGATTTCGCGTAGGACAATAAAATATCCTCATTTGCGAGCGCCCATTGATACCTTTCTTCAAGAGGTATTTTATCTGTTTTCAATCCATCTTCACGACCACTCTCACCGCCCCAGTTAGAGGCGATACTCACAAGTAGCCAGAAAAATCCTTCTTTTCCTATTCGCTTCTTATCATCTCTGAGCAAGAGACCTTTCGCTACATCACTTCCTTGTTCGTGTAGATAAGCAGTGGCTGCATACTTACGACCTCTGAAGTCATAGTAATAGAGATGATAGAAGGTTGTCCCTAGGTATTTACTCGCAATCGAGTCAATAGATCGAGCCTCTCTTAATTTTGTAGCACGCGCTTCAGGGTTTTGTTGTTCCCATATATCTGCAAAGGCGACTGTTTTGTACTTTAGTGCCCATTGTTGTAAGTGATGAATCTCCGTATTTATTCGCCAACCTACTTGTTGAGCTCTGTTCAGGACGTTGAAGACGATAGGATGTGTTTGAGGTGTTAGTGATTCAAGTGTCTCTTTACATCCTGTTTTTACCATAAGCATTCCTGTAGGATGCCTTGAATGCTTCCAATCCTGATGCGGCTGTAGCGCAGGTAACTTCTCGATCTCGCGGTCACCTAGCTCCTTCCATAGTTCATTTATCGTAGCATCGTCCAAAACATCTACAATGTACGCATTATGTCCACGTCTACCAGCTCCAAGGATAACATGGATGATATTAAGTACTTCGAATGTATATAAAAGAAACGCTCCTGTTTTAGCTGCTAACGCTGAGTCTTTTCTAAGTCCTAACTTTCCTCTGACCCGATGTCCGATAGCCGATATAATTTCAACCATATAGAGAGGGTCCGATGAACCCTTCTTAGGGCGTGTGAACAGATAGACTGTCGAGATTAATTCATTAATATACTTTTCGACATCATGTTCTTTTAGATATATTAGGGGGTTTTGTGGTGCAATTTCCTTTGCTATCCTTTTTGTTGTTGTCAGAATTATCTTTTGTTTTATCATAGCTTTCAATTTTCTCAATAACCTTTGGGATTAACGATATCAAATATAGACCCACTATAAATTTTATCATGAAGTTACCTTCTGATAGAGGTAGATCGCGATTGCACCGACAAGCATTGTCTCAGGGCGCAGCTTTGAAAATAAGGCTAATACACTAAATATTAAAACATAGTGAACGATTTTGAGCTTTGTTGAAGCCATTGTTCCTCCGGAAGAAAAAATAAAGCTACACGCCCCCATACAACACCCGAAGGTGTCATATGGGGTAGCAGCTATAATCTTATTACATCCGCAGGTCTCGCATAGTTGGTTTGTTGTACGATATAATCATATATTCTTTTTTCCACAAAGAATGGGATAAGAGACCCTTTTGTTGTTTTCGTTTGTTCCGTCTTTTGATTCCCCTGTTTTGACGCAGGTTTCTCTTTTGATTTCGCCTTTGTATCAATCACACCAAAGACTTGAAGGTTGAATACAAATCCACCCCACCGGCGTCTCATTGGTTTCTTTTCATGATTCCAAATCGACGTCACTTCTACAGGTTCAAGCCCTGCTAAATCGAGCCGCTGAACACCTTCTGCATAGTGTTCGAAGCTCAAGTTGATATTTCCCAGAGATGTTGGATATTTATCACTTATACAGAAGTACCCTGGGATTGCTACAATTGTTGATGACATACCTTTCCTCCTTCGAAAAAAGATTTGTTGATTACCTGTTTGCGAAAGCTCTCTTAATAGCATACATCACCAGCCCGAAGACCATGGCAATAAGTACAAGCTTAATAAAGAAAGAAACAATCACATAAGGGACTACAAAGACTGATGTGATAAGACTTATACCGCTCACTATCAATGCGATCGTTGCTAGACTAAACATTAGACAGCCGCCTGGCATTTGCCGTTGATGATACCATGCTCACGATCATATTTACAGCGGCTGACCCACTCATATACACTAGCAGCTATATATTGACCAGCAGTCATTATAGCTGCGAAGAAAGCAGCATACATAAAAGCTTGTGCAATTAAGATCGGATAGAGGATCAAAAGCTGAATTTCATACACAAGAAAGATTCCGCATAAAAGCATCAGCATATTTACGAGCATTGTCTTTAAATACCAAAGGATGGCTTCTGGGATTTTCTTTAATACTTCTTGATTTTTCATAGTGTTACCTCGTTTGTTGTGATAGGATTATTCCTATTCATATAAGATACCTGTTTTTGCGCAGTTCATACGGGGTTTTTACACCCCGTACAGTAGAGCAATTACTAGGCTTTAGCTTTTGGCTTCTTGCCGTGGATGTCAGTTTCCATACTGTCATTAAGTCGGTCCAGCAGACCATCGATTATACCTTCCAAATCACCTACCCGTGTGCGGTCAGTAATACGGGCTTTTATCTGGTCGTTCGTAGGACTACGTACAAGAACGTAATACTCTTCATCTTCCCGTGAGACAACCCGTTTTGTAGCTCTCGCAAGGATATCCGAAGCCGTCAGCTTACGTTTTGCCAACGCCTCCAAACCGTACTTACTAAAACCTGAAAGACTTTTTTCGATCATTTCTGCAAATTGCTTGTTCATAATATTACCTCAGTTGTTGTGATAGGATTATTCCTATTCATATAAGATACCCATTTTTGCGCAGTTTTAAACCCCCTATATTCCTAAGAACATAAGGGGTCATCGGTACTATCGGGTTGAACGTTGATAATGAGGTCCGTCTTTGAAAGACTTCCAGAACATCCCTGCTGAATTTCGAGTGTCAAGGCTCTCCCAGTATCGTCCGAGTTCCTCGGGATACACAAGCTTACCTTTCTTCGTGAAATAAAGATCTATCGCACACTTGTTGAGATGCTCACTCCGCATCGTCTTAGAGCGTCCCATCTTAATATAGAGCTCTTGCATCTCTATTGGGCGTTGTAATTCGCCGCCACGTATCTCATATCCCAGGGATAATGCGTGGATACCCAGTTTGAGGAGGTCTCTGAAAAATGCTTCCTGGTGTTGACCAAGCCTCATTTCAATACCTTCTTCAGCATCTCATCTTTCAGTTTATCCTTATTCTGTGATGATTTGCTAGAACCATAGAAGTATGAGATGATCTGGGCGACAATTGTACCCAAGAGAAAGCCCAATATTGTGTCAGCAAAGCGAGTATTTGCCTCTGGGATTGCCATAAAAGTTATAGCTGCAATGTATATAGCAGCGCCTAGTGACCAAAAAGATGCAAAGTAATAAACGAAACGCTTAGCGAATACGTCGTCTTGTTCTAACGCCGTCATCTGCATTTGACGTGCGCTCTGAGTGTCTTTTAGATACATCTCGTCGATTTCTTTTGCGAGACGATTATCTTCAATTTGTAGCTTACGCAATTCCACTTCATTATCCATCTCAAACTTTCGTAGAGCAACCAACTGCTCTTCTGAGAGTGGTTCTTTAGGATCGAGAGTGATACCCGCTTTCTCTTCGACCCATTCCTTACCTTTTGCAAGAAATGCATTTGCGACAAGCGAGAGTCCTCCTTTTAGAAGACCTGCTACAATTGGAACCATGATATACCTCTTTATTTATATTTTAGTTAGCCCTAGGGACTATTGAGTGACCTCTTTAGAGAAGGTCTTGAGGGGATATCCTTATTCTATTCTTTAATCCTTTATTGTTATAGATTTACAACAGTGGTGATAGGGAGTTATAAATACTACATTACGGGGGAGCCTACAGGGATAATTTAACGGGGTCTGAGGTGACGACCGCCCTAACCCCTTGATTCTAAAGGATTTTTTGAGGACGGCTTCCAGACTGGCCGTCTCTGCTGTCGTTTTTTCAGGCACACTCCCATAAGGGTGACCCTGAGATCGTGGTGCTAGTCTGGCGTTCTGGAGACCGATTTTGACACCGGCAGACTCAGGTTTTGTTCTATGGAGTTGCCCTCGATGCATACCATCTCAGCATCCTTGAATGTGCTATACTCTCCATATGTTGCAACGGTTAAAGCCTCGACGGGGTTTTTAAAGTTGTCTGTCTCGGTGACACCGTGAGCGGTAATCCATTTCGTTTCTTGTAGAACATAACCGACTCGTTTAATACCTGCTTTTGCAATGACTTTATTGTAGCCACTTAAGTGTATTGTCTCGTCGAATTCTGTCCACATTAAAAGTTCGCCTTCGATCATAATACTTACATGATCATATTTGTGAATACGCCCTATTACAAAAGAACCTGCAGGGATTATAAGTTCCCGAACATATACATCTTTGCCCCAGAGTTCTTCAACTGGTGCTTCTTGTTGAGGGAGAGTGCATAGGTATCTCTCAAGAGACTCTATACGCTCCTTTACGGGAACATCCATGTTCATGAAGCCACTGACGATCCGTGCCAGTGACTTTTTACGTGATATTTCTGAAAGTTTCATTAGAAGTTAGCTTGTAGCCTGAAGGTTGCAGTGTTGTAGCCATAGTCTCTCTCCCTCGTCCATATCCCTGAATCGTGCTTAAGGATGAAACGGAGGCTGTTGATAGGACTGATCTGGTGTAAATTGAAGCTCACACCCCACTCTGCTATCTCTTTTCCAAATGCTACATCGTGTGGACTGTCATGAAGTCCAGCCCCAATCCATATATACCCATTAGTATCATGAGAATTACAGGCAAACGCGGGGGTTGTTAGTAGAGCTATTATTATAATTAAATATTTCATCGAGTATCTCCTGATTATTATAATAGGATTATTCCTATTCATATAAGATACCACATATGGCGCAATTGTTAACGAGGGTACCCAGCAAAAGCTCCTCCAGTAAGTGCAACCCACCATTTAATTTGGGTAATGAAGAAATTTCGATTCAGAAGTCCTGTAAGTGTTCCTGCATTGTAAGTCCGAAGACCGGCCATGTATGTCTCGCTGCTATTTTCAGTAGTAGGTCTATCTCCGCTACCCATTGGGAGAGAATCTTGATAGATACCATTTATGTAGAAGTCGCAGACGTTGATCGAGGGCTTGTAGTCTATGAAAAATTGAATGCGATCACTGCGCGATGGATCCATGATATCAAAAGGCATAGCTGCTGTGTAAGTAGGAACACCCCATCTATAGCACACACCTCGCACCGCTATCGGTGAGGTATCATCATAGATTATGGAAAACCACACTCCGTTTCTATATACGACATTCGTCCGCATATATCCCATGCCAATCTCCATTCGAAGATTAGGTTCTGTAGGAGTAGGCGCGAGGCTTATATCAAAGTAGACTTTTCTGTCACTACCCCATTGTGCAGTATTATTTAGAAAAAGCCTCGTGTTGTAGACCCAGAACTCTGCGGTGTCAGTATTTGGTATAGTGACTCTCCAACCATAGTCAAACTGGGTCAGAGTCGGTCCACCTAAGAAAGTACCCCAACCAACAGTGTCAGTGCAATCGTGTGAGCGATAGAAGTTGGAAACAGCTGATATGGAATCTGCGCCATCTATATGCACGCCAGCGCCGAGTGTCAATGCATTATTTTCATAACTGATAGAACTACCCTCGCCATTTCCGATATATATCCGAGGAGATCCTACATTATACTCAAGCTGTACCCCCTTATTTCCAAAGGTTTCATCATTGAGAGATATCGCTCCGGCTGCTCCATTTATGGAGAGTCCAGCACCTCTTGCCTGCACACCTAGAGCAGGAGACCAAGCTAAGTAGTTGCTAGCAGCTGGGTCCCCTACTCTAAACTCAGACTGTGCACTTGTTCCACCGCTCATCCAAAGACCTGCGCCTGCAACTAGAGAAGTAGCATCTTCCGACTTAATGACACCCGAATTTTGCATCGTGAGTGATGAAGTTACATTCAGGGTACCCATCGAAGCAGATATTGCACTAAGATCACCTACTTTAAAAGCAGCAACATAAGGGGGAGACCATGTCACATTAGTGGTATTCTCATCGTACATTCCATCGGATTGGTAAACAACTTCACCAGCGCCTGCTGTAGGTAACGTATCGCTCCAAGTAACACCGGTGAAATCCCAGGCCTCAGAATCTGGTAGGGAGCCTGTACCGGAACTCAGAACTAATGACTCATCTGAATTTATTTGAACGGTGGACACGTAGGCGCGGCGAGCATTAATACCTTCACCACCAGCATAGTTGATTGCAAGACGTTTAGCAGCAGACCAATCAACAGACGTTGTGACAGCCTCTTTTATGTCAACAAGTGTAATACGAGCTTCATATAGTGTATAGCCTGAAACAGTGGCAGGTATCGTATCTGACCAGCCTGTTGGAATTACAGAAAGGATATCCGTTTCCCAGGTATAGGTACTGGAACCTACAATAGTAGGAATAGCTGTATCCCATCGGTAAATAGATACTACCTGTGTCTTACCATCGGGTAAGTTTGTAATGTCACCTGCGTATATATTTGGATTTCCTGTATCCCACGCGAGAGTGGTAGAGACTGTGCCATTCGGGGCTGATGTAGAAATCTCAGCAACCCATAATCTAATACCGACGCCTCCTGGACTGGCTGTGACACCCAACGTCCATGAGCCCATGTTCGTCGCATTTCCCTGTGTACCATTCAGCCAGTTATAAGTAGTCTGGGCATTTGGAAGGAAAGTAGGCGCTACTGTTGACCACTGATAGACTCTCTGCTTCGTTACCTGCGTACCAGGACTATGCGCTAAGACAGGCGCTAAATAAGCAGGCGTATTAGTATTTATTCCATAGCTACCCATCCTTGAGAAAGATGCTTCAGTGATCCACGAAGAACCTTCAGTACCAGGGTCTTCTGTCGCCCACTCAATGCTACTTGCATACTGATATATAAAATAGGGGATAGCAGCACCACATACAATCAGTGTTTCATTTGCAAATGTAAAATCAACAACATATACATTTGTATCCGAGAAATCAGTAGCGGCACCTGTGAGAGAACATGTAGTGACATCTCCCGAAGCTGATATTGAAAGCTCTAAAATAGTCTTGGTCGTATTGTCACCGACATATAACTTAGTGTCGTCACTAGAAATCGCAAGACCTTGTGTAGTATTTGTAACAGCACTTATATAAGTAGCTGCGTAAACGCCTGTTGAAAGATCCCAAGGAGTACTCAGATTGTATTGATGTATTCGGAAAGGTGACAATGTATGGAGGGCAAATACACGTGTTCCTGTACTATTTATTACATAGTTAATAAAGCCATTCGCTCCGAATTGGGTAAGCACACTAAGAGAGCCTGCATCTTCTGTAAGAGTTGAGATATCAAAGTTAGTACCAAAACTAAAGGAGTGTATTTTCTTAGTACTGGCATTGTTTCCAAATATTTTACTACCATCAGGAGATAAGGCTAATGATGTGTATTGAGACGTTCCTAGTGTCGTTGCGAATCTAATAGTTCTCGATGTATAAGTTGCAGACGAAACATCAAAAGGTTCCGACAGATCATACTCAAAAATGCTACCATCATTATTTGACACATACATGTGTAATCCATCTACACTTATTATTGCTGATGCAAGATCGGTAGGTGAACCATTGATCTGAGTCGCCACTGAAAAACTCTTACCTGTGTAACTACCTGATGCAAGTGCAGAGGAGGGAGGTGTGACAGGGCCTTCTGGAAATAAATAGGAGCCGCCTGAAGGAGCTGAAGGATTTGGTTCAGCAGCAGGAACTCGTGCATAGAACTTAATGGTCTTCTGAGTGGTCTTTGGATCGAAGAGTTCCAAGGCTGTCCAGGCTAGACTTATATCGATTGTAGCAGGGTGGTTTACAGAAGCTACAGCCGTAGATACATATAGATCGCCCGGCTGTAAAGGATCAGTTGCGTTTTCACGTGCAACACCCTCGGATACATAATACCCTACTGGTGGTGTTGTCACATGATTTGTGAAATCAAAGGATCCACCTTCTACAGAAGTTCCTGTAAGATCTGTTGTGGAGTATTTATAAAGTGTCAGTGCAAACTGATTACCGCCTAGTAAGCTATCAGCAATATCCACGGTAAGTAAAGGCCATCGAGAACCGGTTGTGAGATTGTACACCGGAGGAACCTTACCGCTAAGAGCCTCAGCGACAACAGTCAATGTATAACGACCTGGCGTAAAGGGAGGCATTGTGAGACTGTTCGAAGTAGAAGAACCTAGAAATTCCCAAACCGTATTAAAGTCTTGGATATCAGCCGGACCACCTGCAATATACGCATTATATTTAAGAGCTGTTTTATATGTAGAAGGATCCCATGTAAGGTTTCCGCCTGTCAACGTAGCCTTTCCAGGAGCAGGAGGAGTGTATGCAAGACCCGTCACCTGTGGTAGATCACCTGAATAGATAGAACGCTTAGAGACAACTTCCATATCTTTAGCATTCCAGGCAAGAATGCGAGCATCGAACTTTGTCAATTGAATATCGATATTTCCTTGTGCAGAGACTTTTAGAGAATCGATAAGGTATATCTCTGAAGGAACCTTAAGCTCTGTACTGTTGAGATGGATTACATCTCCTGGTTCTAAGTACATGAATTCATTCGTAACAGTCATCCCTAGAACATGCGCATGTCTGGATTTACGGACAATCATCTCAGCATAAGCTGTCGCGTGGTACTCAGTAGTTATCCCATGTGGACTCTTAGAAGTCTCTAATTCAATACCGTTGTCTTCTGCGAGATACGTGTCGTAGACTGTAGTAAGACCAGGTCCATAGCGATTAGGCCAACTTACGGTATCCTTTTCAAAGTCCTTAGATTCATTCACAAAGGTAATTGTACAGTAGTTGAGACGACTTGAAAGATCAGGCCAAGACATTGTTATCTCATTCTCAAGAATTATATCATCATCTGTGAGATAGGCTGATACAAGTTGAGGGTCAGGCCCTGTCTCCCACTCTACTCCAGCTCCGGGAACTTCGATTGTTGATACAGTAGAGCGGTATAAGTCAATAACACCACCAGTCTCATACTGAACTATGGAACCGGCAGGCCAAGTCCCAGCGCTCCAAACCTCTGGATATTTCAAGCTGATTTTATAGGTACCATCAGACCACATGAAGTGAGCTTCAGGAATGCTTCCTAGAATCTTGTTGACATTGCTTCGAAAGTCGTCAGCTGTATCAAGTACTAAATTACATTCATATAGCTTAATATTACGAGTGCCTGTAGTCTTTACTTTCTCATTCCATAATGCACCATTGATATCGATATCTTCGAGAGATCCTGCATCGACTTGCTTCTCACACAACTGAGCTGCTGCATGAAAAGAAGCCAGGTCAATTTTTGAAATATCTAAGTTGCGACCGTACTCAGCTGTTAGATAGTCAAGTAGCACATATACAGGGTTATTTGAACTATATTTTGTAGAGCTCTTTGTGTAAACTCCTAATGATTCATCAATGCGACTTAACTCGAAACCATCAACGTAGAAGACAACCTCGGGGATTCCTCTGTACTGTGGTTCGTCTCGATTTAGTTTAAATACCATCGAAGCATACGCTGTCTCAGGAAACAACGAGGCAGCTTGTCCCGTAATGTTTGCATTCAGCATAGGATCACCTATACCACCATCACGATACACATGGATACGCCCTGAAGCTCCGAAATCAGGATGTCTAAAGTCACGACCGTCTATATCAATAGAATGGACGGCTGAGATACCTTTATGACAGATTACCTGATTTATAAAGAGAAATTCATTCTTACTACCATTCTTGTTTGCAGAAAGAGATGCGGTTCTAGTACCTGATAGATACTCAGGATTTGTAGCGGAATGAAATTTTAGTGTTAAGAGACCTGTCGTGTTATTATACGAGTCCACTCTGTAATTAAATACAGTCGCAATAGGCTCTTCAGCATTGCCTTCTTCAACAGACCAATCACCGTAGGTATCGAAAGGTGTATGCCCTATCTTGACCGCGACGTATGCACTACCGAAGATAGCTGCTTTACCAACCTCAGTGGTCACTGTAAAAGGACCGGTTGGAGATGATCTGCTGATTTCACTTGAGACAGTTAGCTGTGTGATTGTCTCGTTGTCGCTATCCCAAGTACCATCGACAGCACCGTTGAAGCTAGTTGTGTTTGAAATAACCTTAATGGTACCTAGAACAGGGACACTATCTACAGAGCTTGCCAGTCTAGTATCACCTTCCGTGACAAATACTTCGCCACCTAAAGCAGGGGCGGCATAGACATAATTACTCTTTAATCTATGCAAGACTCTCGTTCCACCTATCTTTGCACGACCGTATACAAGTTTGACGCTATCAATTTCCCCCTCAGTTACAACCTCAAAACCTTTTGCTTCATCAGCTGCTGCCTCCATAGCGTCCAAGGCTTTTTGTTGTTTGTACTGTTGGTACTTTATAGAAGCGCCTAACATTACGGCGGTGAGAATTGTGGCACCTCCGATATAAGCGCTTAACCCAACTACTGCTGCTATTACACTCATTAGAAAGAACTCCCCATATCACCTGTTTCACCACCACCACCACCTGCAGTGGAACCGCCTCGGTCGCTGCCGCCTCCTCCACTTCCGTGGCCTGGACTACCACTACTATGGCCACCTGTGTTAGGACTATAATAACTACTACGACCATCTCCACGGCCATCACGGCCATCACGTACCTTGACAAGCTTCTTAAGAGTGCCACCGTTCATGGATGCTTGTCTTGCCTTCTTTACAGAATTGTTTGGAGTCATCCCCCAAGCAAGACTAATAGAGTCAGAACCTTCATATATCTCATCATAAGAGGTGTCACCGTTGAATTTCTTTGACATATAGCTTTTCGAGATCATCATTGAGCGTGACATATCGAGAGCAGCCATCGGAGATGCACCTTCAATGACAAGCATAACTTCTTCTTCAAGAGTAATTGCGTAGTTCGCACCATTAAGATCACCGCTATATATTATGAAAAACTCATCATAGGGAAAGCCTGGAGGTGTTCCATACTCGATTTGACCTGTATTATTGACAAAACCTCCCTTTACTGTGATAGGGATTCCAGAAAGTTGACCCTGAGCACCGGCGTCAAAATAAGGACGCATTGCAAAGTTGGAGTCGCTTAGCGTTATTTTGAAGGTAGATTTATCGACAGAGTTAGAAAGCCGAGGTGCATCCATTGAAACAATATTATGGTTTGCTGAATATACATTAGTTTCATGAGTAAAGTCGTAGGGAAGTGTTACGTACCTGAAATACTGAGAGGCTAGATTTGGACCAATCTCAACAAGAAGAAATGACTCAGTAGCTTCTCGTTGTAAGAGATCACGCATTGCATCTGATATAGTTTTCATAGATCTTCCACCAGGATTATGTTACCAAGGTCTTCAAGAATACCATCTCCATAAGTCATTCCTGAAGCTGCATCCATATCTAGTATACACTTTGCTGTAGCATTCTTACCTAGATAGACTGTCTCCGCATTTGCCACTGGAGCTACAAGCCCTGGGATTGTTGCAAAGGTAACCACATGCGTGTCTTTATTAACAGCTAAATTATGGATCAGATACAGCTTATCATGCCCTGCGAACCGAATAAAATCAGATTCAAAGATCTTTGAGGAAATATCCAAGGTCACCGCAAAAGTAGAAGCCGCAGCAGAGTAGGCAGCGTTTGTCTTCGCAGTTCCCTCAGAAAAGGCATACTCTGATGAATCTGTAGGAGAGACTTCTGAAGGAACTACTTCTGAGCTTTTTCGAAGGAGGCCTACTGTGTGACTCTCTTTTTTCAAGGGCAAAGGAGGTCTGATGTAAACAGAATTAGAAATCCCCTGGATGAGTCGCTGTGTGAAGAGATGGTGACCTGTGCTATTTATAATGTGAGCACCTGTCTGGAACTCCCATCTCTGAGCTGTTCCCTCTGCGCGCCGTACCTTTAGGCTTAGCGTGTCAGATGAAGACCTTATACGATGTGATCTAATTGACACAGGCGCTGTAAAAACAGCATTCAAAAGACTGTCGTCTCCTGTGTCACTCGTGTTATCAGTTACATTTAAAATACCAAACATAATAATCCTCTATTATCCGAATTCATTGTTATATGCGCCAACACCCTGCGCGATTTGGGGAATCATTTGTACAATCTCACTACGGGTCTGTCTTGAGATATCCCCTGTTACATTAAGATTAAAGACTTGTGATGTCTTCGATTTACTATTAATATTGACTGACGACTTTCTAGCATTATCAGTCATCGTTGGATTTGGTCCTACAAGACCTCCTGTAGCATAACTGCTAACAGATCCACTGTTAATTGCCTCTAACAAGTCAAGATTGCGACGTGTTGCTGCAGCGTTAATGATATATTCACCATTTGACACTCTTGCCAGCATTGAATCAGAAGTGCCAGTACCAGGGCCTACCAATCGACCACCTGTAGCAGCGGTGAGAATACTACCACCACCTGAGAAGCCAAAGAAGCTTGTCACTGTTGACCATACTTGACTCCAATCGATCTCAGACAGATAGTCATAGATACTGGATGCCCCATCCGCCAATGTTGTCTTCATACTTGAAAATACAGCACCCATTCCATCAGCAAATGTATCTGTAAGACCTTCACCTTCTGCACTTCCAGCTGAGAACAGTTCAGCACCTGCTGACATGATTGAATCTTTTATAGGGGCGAACATGGAGTCAGAAAAGCCGCCAGAGAATGTCTCTATTACATTAGAGGTAAACATGTCAAGAATAGAGTCACGGAATGTTACCCACGTTGAGGCTTCTTCCGATTTTGTTCCTTTAAGTCCATCTGTAAAGGCTGACTGAAATCCACTCTTTATATTTCCGAAATACGTTCCACCTGCCTTATAAGCTTCTTCTTTGACATCGTAGGTAGCTGCTTCAAGAGCGTCACTAAGTTCACGACTCTTTTGATTTACCAACTGTTGCGCAGCAATTCTAGTAGCTGCGTTACCACCTGCACTCAGTTGAGCTTTTGCATCACGTAGTTCGGTGGCTAATTGTTGAATTTGCTTATCAGCAGTCTCGGTGACAAGATTGTAAGCTGATTCCTTGAAATCCACTCCTGAATCTAGCAGTAGGCTCTTTGCAGTAAGACCAAAATTCGAAGCCTCTTGTGACACCGCAAACGCCTTGACAAAGGCATCTCGTATTTGTTTCTCTTGCTCTGCTGACAACTCATCAACACCGAAGTCAGCATCACTGAACTTTTGTTTAAAGTCTAGCGAGGATGTTAATAGATTTCGAAGATCTGTAAGAGGTAATTGATTTAGAGAGTCTGTAAAGCCTTGCATTTGAGGAAAGACTTCTGTAATCTTTCCAATTGTTTCAGACCTTGTGAGACTATTGACAGTATCTCTCTCATCAGCGATACTTAAATTCGCATGCTTAAGTCTATTTTCAAGAGAGTCAACAGTCAGAAGTGCATCTCGTAGTTGCTTTGCAATAGTTTCAAAACTGTCAGCATTGCGAGGGTCTTGGAGTTTAGCTCGTAGGTCCTCAATAGTTGTATCTAATGCAAGAAACTCCCGGAATGTACCTTCTGGAAGAAGCGCTACAAGCTTCTCATCTGAGATACCTGCGCGACCTAGACCATCTAAAATACGCTGAGGTGTTGTATACAGGTTTTCAAGATTTAACTTCGAAGCTTCTGCCATTAAGTTTAGACGATCTTCCATTTTCTGTTTGAGTTCTTCAGAAGTAAAATTCTCACCCATTTCAGCCAGTTCATAATTGAGTTCATGGAGACCTGTAGAGAGTTCACGCATCCTAGACAATGTACTAGAGTCTAGAGTCACAAAGTCACCCACACTAAGATCACCACCCAATGTGCTAAAATCGCTCAAGAGTGTATCTAATGTCTGAGGAGCCTTAGTCAGTAGCTCCATATATTTCTTCAGAGCTAGAGAGGCGTCTCGATATTTTTCACCATCACCTAATAGTTTTGAAAGATCGATATCGTGTTGCAGAGCAAGGACGTCTGACAAAGCGTCTACAATGCCTGGAATACCTTTGTGCTTGAGTAACGAATCAAAGTCAAGACCCAAACCTTCGGCAAGCTCTTTGGCACCACCTATATTTGAAGGGTCTAACATTATTTCATGTATAGACTTCTTCAGATTGAGCATCTTCAGCTCAGTGTCTCGTCTGAACTTAGCAGTACTCACGGCATCCGGTCTGAACTCAAGATCTAGAAATCCACTGTTATCCTTATACTCACGCGATAGCTCGGTAATAGCCTTTGAAAGTGTTTCAGGAAGACGTCTAACAGTTTCCTCTGAGAAAAGACTATCGCCTAGACCCTCAAGACTTTGTAAAGCAATGGTCTGCATTGACTTACCTGCATTCTCAGCTCGCTCTTTGATTTCCCCTAGCTCTTTCTTTACACTAGAAAGTGTGATAAGGTATTCTCTCATCTCTTCAACACTTGCAAGATTCTTTAGATTCTCTGTCACATCTCGAGCGGTCTGCCCTAATATACGTACACGGTCTAGAGCATCAGAGTCCTCGGCAAATAGTTCAGAGGTCTTTATATTAATCCCAATAAGTGAGAGATTATTGCTGATCTGCTTGATATCTTTATTGAAGGCTTCTACTTCATTGCGGCGATCTGAGAGACGCTTTAACTTCGCGAATTCTGAGTTTAAAACAGCAGCGCTTTCGGCCATCTGTTTATAACTATCTGCCTCGACATTGAATGCCTGTCGGTTCCCAAACAGTCCTATGCGTTCTTCTGAAGCAATCTTCAAATTACGTATATATGCTGCTGTGAGATCGACTAACTTCTGTTCTTCTTCAGATGTGATGTTTGCATCTTTACCTGGTTCACCGAAATCTTTCTGAGCCTTGATAATGCTATTCAGAATTGGATCATCATCAACGAATCGAGCGTTGAACTTGGTGAGCTTTGAGTCTGCAAGAATTGCTCGTTCACGCTTCTCTATATCATCAGGTAATCCCTTCAGAGAAATAGCGACATCTTTTAAGCCATAGAGAACATCTAAGGCTCCCTGGCGATAATTTAAGAGGATGGAATCGAAGAGGGTTGCTTCCTTTGTAAACTTAAAAGAGTCTAAGGCAGCACCTATTTCATCATAGCTAGGAAGGCTCTGGCTTGTTAGTTTGTCGACATAGTTCTTTGTACCCTTTAGGAGTATCTCAAGAGATTTCTTTGTATCTTCAACAATCTTACCATCCTTTGTAAATGAAGCTTCCTCTTGTGCTTCTAGAATTGCATCATTCACCTCATTAAGCTTTGCTTCCAGTCGTTCAGTCTGACGGTCACTTATCTTATCAAAGTCGATACCTTCTAAAGAATGAGCGACATCTATCTGATTGAGGTTTGCAAATCCAAGAGCTTCATTTGAAATCCCTGACTTTGAATCTATTCTAGAAGCCTCTGTACTGAGCCCTATTAATTCTTTGACCCATTGAATTGCCTTTCCAATATCATTCCAGAACTCTCCTTTCTTTCCGAATAGGAGCAGACCCAAAATACCTACAATAGAAACAACAGCTGCGATTTTAGAGAAGATAAGACCTATCAGTGCTTTACCTATAAATGCAAAAGCTCCTGTGATAATCGGCCATATTAACCGCCATGAAAAGATCTTCTTGAAAGTGCCTCCAAAGGCTCGTATCAGGCCTTCAGCGATGAGGACACCTATGGTACCCCCAATCATACTTCCTTCTTCTCCTCCAAAAGCTTCACCTATAGCAGAACCTGCTTCAAAAGCAACAAAAGATGTTGCAATAACACGGCCCAAGGACAGCATCGCCGACTTGATTTTAGCGATTGTTTTAAGACTTGAAAAGCCGAAGTTGTAAGCAATTTTAGGGTTAAAAGCACTCAACATAGAGGTCAGTACATCACGTCTAAATTTATACGCGAGGAAGACACCTAGTGTGGTAAACACACCTAGAGCTGTAATACCTGCAGCTGCCAGAGGATTGTTGTCGCGGATATCTTCCCAATCTTGCTTCAAGGAGGAAGCTGCCTGACCAATACGGTTATTGCCTGCTAAGTTTGTAATTTCTTTATCAGCAGCACTTGCTGAAGAGCTGAAAAGTGTCAAGAGTGCAATGATGGCCAGGACAAGACCTGTTCTACCGGCAGCTCCGAAGATCACTCTCCCAAAGATTCCGTTACGACCACCGACACTTGTTGCTGTGGAAGCTGCTCTCACACTGGCGGTCTGCACTTGGGAAAACAAACCAGAGACTTGTGCTCCTAATCCTTTAAAGAAAGAACCCATACTAGCTAATAGAGGCGATAAGAAGGCACCAATCCCACTCAAGAGTGCTTTCCCTGAATCCATTGCTGCGATAAGGTATAATTTCATTTTTGCGATAGTCGCAGCAGGATCAGGACCTAACAGCAGTATCTGTAAATAGTCGTATGTTTTACTAGCGAGAGGTGCTACAAAACTTACAATTCGGGAACCTACTGATTGAATCGCTGATGTCACAAAGGCAAGAGTAGAGGCAACAAACCCTTCCTGGCCTGTAACCATCGCATTCGCAAGGATTTGACCAAACCCCATATTGATCGCCCCTCTACGAAGTGCGTCACCTATAGGTGATAAGATTTTATCAATCGCAAAGTTTTTCGCATACTGGATTGCTCCATTACCTCCTAACATGAGAGCCACGATACCGCCCTGTGCTGCTAAGTGGAACAAAGGGGAGTCTTCAAATAATGTATCAAAGGCTCCTAATATATCCAAGACACCTAAGACCATTGCGATACCAGCTGTTGGTCCTAGTCTACCGAAGACCAACTGGGAAAGAACTCCCCCTTTACCCGAGACAACGGTATATAGTTTACCCATGATCCCTTTCATCTTTGCCATAGGTGTTGTAAAGAGGCCAAAGAATCCAAGAACGTTTGCAATATATTTTCCTAGAAACAATGTCCCTATGACACCAGCTACTCCTGAAGTCCCTGTTGCATCTAAGATACCAAAGATACCCTTAATAGCGGTTCCTAAAATTGGAATTTGTGTAAGGACTGCTTCAAAGACACCACGGATGAAGTTAATGGCAGCGCCTAACAAGAGGTCAAATGTAGCAGGGAGGTCTCTAAGAATGCCTCCAATGAAGTTACCCACAGCGTTACCTGCAGACCTGGCCAGCGACGTTACAAAGTTAACATCTAGTACACCCTTGCCTAACGCGCTAGCGATCAAGGTACCGGCCTTTATAAGGGCAAGAAAGATACCGCTCAGTAATGCTTTCTTTATCTCACCTGCTGGAAATAAAAGTGAGACAGCGATACCGGCGACGGCGAGAACGGCACCTGTTATCATCGTAGGAAACCTTTCTGCAACATCAGCGTACATTTCAAGTATTCTATCTTTCATTCGTGTAAGAAGACTTTTATCCTCGATGAATGGAATACTGACGGAACTTTTAAATTCGAATGTTGGAAGTGAAGCTCTTTTATTGAGGGACTTAAAAAGACTGACAATGTTATTGTAGAACTTGAAAAAGCCTCCTTTTACAGAGTCCCAGAGACTGTTTGAAGTATTGACAATATTCTCAATCAGATCAGTCCAATACGAGTTACCTATAACTTTGTCATAGATTTCAGCGAAGACGTCAATAACCTTTTTACCAAAATCAATGATATCATGTACAGCATCCCCTCGGAGGTACTCTGTCAGTCGTGAGATTTCATAGATAAGAGCATGAAATGAGAAAACAGCACCCATTACGAAGAGTTTACCTAGAGCAGCTACAACCCAGAGAAGAGCCTTAAGAAGACGTCCTACTGCAATAACAACACCTGCGAATAACACAGTTAGCTCAAGACCAAAATCTCTTACACGACGTATCATTTTAGCGATAGACTTAGGAGCAACTTCTGCAAGGCTGTTAAAAGTTTTAGCCCATAGATATCCTATCATTCCTAATGAGGCAACAATCGATGTTGTCACAATATCAATAACACTCCTAATAATCCATGCAGCTACTGGGATTATTGAAAAGATAGCTGTATGAATTGCTATGCCTACTTTTGACCAGAGGTTTTTATCAGCAAGTTTCTTAAACTGCGTCATTACAAACTCTCCGAAAGATGCTAGGGCCTTTCGCGTCTTACCTAGAAATGAGCGAGCTTTCTCATAAATTCCTTTCATCGTATCTGTCCATGTGGAGCCCCCGACAACGCTCATATAGACTTTCTCAAAGAGCCTCATCACAGAGTCAGCGAAAGTCTTGATGTAACCTATCGCCTTCGCTAGACGAGAACTGCTTGTAATACGTCCAAACAGTTGCTGCATAATATCGCCCATAGCTCTAAAGACACTGATGATGTCTGGAAACAGACCTTCCGATATTAAGCGCCCTACTCTATAGAATTCGAGAGATGTACCTGTGATGGCACGTGCAATTTCAATAACAGTCTTCAGAAAAGGCTTTAAATGTCCTACTCGAAACATGACAAGAGATTCGGGTATGATGCCTACAAACCTCAACATTGCTTCTGTTCCGAACCTGATGTTGATGGCAAGAGACTTAAAAACTGATGCAGCTGAACGTATGTTACTCTCAATAGCGTCAGCAAGTGATTGTAAGGCACGTAGATACAGATTTAAATTCTCGGCGCTAAAGAAATGTTTCAGAGACAGTACATCAAAACCTCCTGCAGCCCAATATTTAGGATGGAGTCTTTTCAGGGTTCTTATCGCTATTTCAACATCACTCTCAATCTTTATTATATCGATGAATTTGAAACGTTTCCAAGCACTTATATAGCCCCCTGTAAACTTATCGAGGTCTCGAATGACATCTCTATACATCGCTTCAAATGTAAGTGTCAGAAACGCCTTCGGGAGGGCCTTCTTAAATTGCTTTGCGATAGCAATACCTATATTAGCGAAAGGGCCTACAAACTGTTTGATTTCTCGCTTGAAGATAGTCAAGTTATACGCAATTCTATTCCCGAGATCATACGCGCCCTTAGATGCCTCTCTGATCTTTTTACTCCACCCTTGCAAGGAACTGCCCATTCGATCGGAAAGACCCATACCCCTGTCAAGCTCACTTATATAGATTTTTAAGCTGTCTGTGAGAAGGTTCTTTGACTGCTGAACAGTAGGTGCTAAGCTTTTGAATTCCTGGCCTATCTTCTCAGACTGTTGAAGTAGTGCATTAAAAACTTGTTCACTCGTCAATTTACCGGACTCGCCCAGCTTGCGCAGAGCACCCAGAGGCACCTCCAATCCGTCGGCTATCGCTATAGCAGCACGTGGCAACTGTTCCATGACAGACATGAGTTCTTGACCTCTCAGAGCACCTGCAGCGAGACCCTGTCCTAACTGGACAATGGCAGCTTTCGCGGATTCAGAAGAGGCACCTGATAGGGCAGTTGCTTGTTGAATAGCCTTTGTAACCGTCAGTATTTTAGTATTAGACGATTCAACACCTCGCAGTGAGCGTCCTAGGCTACCAAAGGTAGATACTGTGTTAGAGATCGAGGCACGAGTGTTCTCAGCAATGTTGAACAACTCGGACTGGACCTTGTTTAGTTCTCGCGTTCTACCTGTCACAACTGCTATTTGATTGGACAGATTTGTAAATTCGGTTGAGATACCACTGACTTGTGAAACTGAGAAATGAGCTGTAAGGGCTGCACCTATTCCAACGAACGCACGTGAAATGGTCTTACCAGCATTACTTGCTGAAGTCTCTATACCTCTAAGAGATTTATTTATCTGTTGTAAGTCGCGTTCAGCCTTCTCTGTTCTGGCATCTACATCAACTATAACACCTGACATACCTAAGTCTCCTGTTTAAAATAAAGCCCCACGCTGTGTGGGGCTGTGTCTTTATTTAGTTCTAACAATAATACCGCTAGGGCGTACTTTTCTGTTTTTCAAAACTGCTTTTTCCACAAAACGACTACCTTCGCGAGTACTTGTACCATTATTTAAGACTTCGACATAGTCAACATCGTTTCGTATAGAGTTCCCTAGTATATACCAGCCGTTTCGTGACTTACCAGTATCTACAGGGTTCTCTTCTTTAATGTCTTGGAGAAGAGCTTTGAGGACTTTCCTCTTCTCTCTTTCCGCTTCTCTTTTCATTTGTTGACGTATATCTCGGATTGTTTCCGATACGCCTGACACTTTAATTATCATAAGCTATTTTGTCTCCACCTTTTGCTGACATCATCTTAGAAAACATCAAGCTTCCTTTAAAAGATGCCACATTAAGTTTCCCATCTTCAACAGCAGGGGTGGCAGCTGTTCTCATTTTCCTGAGAGATTCGAATAAATTTTCAGGCTTTTCTTTTGTACCGAAAGACGCCATTATTTGGTAGGTTCGCTGATCTTCACGCCAACCAATAGGACGCTTCTCAAAGTAAGCCATCCATTTTGTAAATTCCTCGTTTGACATTTCATACACCACCTGGTGTGCTGTCATCCCGAGATTGTAAGCAAGTTCATAAAGAACGAACTCTTCAGGTGTTAGCTCTCGTTTCCCTCTTTAGAAGGATCGATACCGGAGAACTTCATGATTGCCTGTGATAATGAAATCAACTCTTCCAAAGGAAACTGGTTGAAATCCTCATCATCGAGACCTGTTGATTCAGGGGCACCCATACGGATGACATTCTTGAGTGAGTTAAAACCCTCTTTATCATCTACTGTAACTTCCTGGCCCATCGTTTGTTTGTTCTTTGCATCATCCGCAAGCGCTTGAGCTTTTGTAGCTGATTCCTGGATAGACATCACTTCTGCAACAGAAAGTTTCTGAATGGTGACATTCTCGCCCATGAATTTATGAGATGATGTAATTCGTTTTCCAAGCAATTTCTTGAAAACATTTGATTGTACCGGCACAGCGGCTACTGGTGTGTCTGACATATTAATTTCCTGCTTTTAGATTTGAATTTTGGAAGGTTAAAACTTGTCTACGGACTTCATGTAAGTCAGATAATGTTTCAAACACTTCCCGTGATTTTTCGATATCTCCATCAAAATCTTTGACCCTTTCGAAGGTCTTTCCGATACTGATGTCAATACTTTCCAGCATATGCATTGCTGTTACTCTCAACACATATGATTTGTCGAATGGCTTTTTATAATCGTCGGTCATGGCTCTGGTATGGTTAATAAAAGGGGATACCCGAAGATATCCCCTATGGCTGATTAGCTGGTGAAAGCACCATAGAAATCAGATTGAACTGTAATTGTGACAGTGGCGGTATTTGAATCAGTCAGCTGAGGATTGACTTGGATAGCTTCCATTTTACCAATCCAGAAATACTGGCTGTTCTCAACAGCACCCAATTCACCAACAGCAGATGCAAAGCCAGACTCAGGCTCGGCATTTAACAAGGCAAATCGGAATACATATTGCAGACCGTCACCGACCAGGCTACCTAGGTAATCAGCAGCATCCTGCCATTCAGTACCTACATAGTTCATCTGAATTTCCATTGAAGGAGCATCAGACTGACCCTGAATCTGCGAAGAAGTCTTCTGACCGTAAACCGGTACATTGACAACATTCGGAGGAGTACCCATTGCAGGAAATTCACGAATATTTTTGATACGCGTAAATTCACCAGCAGCTACCGTGACAGGAGAACCGTTAGCTAGCTCAGTTGCAAAACAGGCTTTAAAGTTTGCTTCTGAAGGGTTGGCGATGGCAGCAGCGACTTCAGTAGTGTCGCGGCAAATAGCGAGGTCTGAAAACATACCTGCGCCAATTGAGGAAATGTGACTCATTGTTGAACTCCAAAGTAATTAAACGAAATTGAATAGTTGGAGCGATATAAAGAAGGGTTGTCCATATCAGGACCAGCGGGGACAATACTACTGAGAAAGAACTGAGTAGTACCCAAGCCAGTCTTTAAAGACTTGTTTCTAAAAAATCGATCCAGAATATCCGCAATAGCGATAGCTCGTGATTGGCCTTCACCTGCGGGGGTAAATATGTCGATAATCAATTGACCGGATGCTGAACGCATATCTCTAGCAGCCGATAGAATCGTAACTCGGAGAAACTCGCTTCCAGGGTTTTCAGGGATAAAATTTGAGGGATAAGTCGAGACTGATTCAGCACTCCAAGCAGCATCTCCAAATACTGAGAAAATATCACTTTCGATGTCCGTATACATCTTACACCTCTCTAAATACTTCTATTGAGATCACAGCCTCATTGATTGCAATCGGAGGACCGATGGACCATTTGAGACCATCAATCATTACATAGTCATAAAAGGAAACTCCACTCTCAAGATCAGCAGCTTTCATAATCAGCCGCTTCTGCATAGTATTTCGTTTCTTTGACTTCTTTTTCGAGGCTACAATAAACGCCTCAATTGGGCTGACTACAGGAACTCCCTCTATTTTTTCCTTTGTATTAAAGTCAAAACCACTCACAGCAGTTTTTGTGAAGGTGACAGTAGAAGGAATATCACTTGATAACTGAAAGGCCATGTCTACACTCTTACGGATTAATCCAGCGTAGCTCATTAGTTAGCCCTCCACCATGTAGAAATCCCTCTATTCTCCAACAAAGGTTTTATAGTGGTGTAGACAACAGAAGGAATATCAGGAGCACTTCGTACACCTTTTAGTTTAACAGCACCATCCACTTCTATCTCGGCGACACTTCCTGTATCATCTAACAATCCATCGTTATTAAGCAAGTGGTATGCCAATTCATAGGTTCCTTTAATAATTCGTAAGGGGACCTCCGCTTCCGTTAAAGTCACAGAAGTCCCTTTACGAGGATCGAAGTACTCACCTATCCTAGGGAAAGCAAGTAGTTGAGCATCACTAGCAGCCTGTCCTGTCCAACGCAGGTTATCAAGCATCATCGTGGCAGTCACCAGAGCCTTTTCTCTCTCAGCATCGACAGTGTCGTCCCATGCAGCGGCGTCTAAACGATCAGCAAAGTAGGCTGTGGCTTCAGCTAAGTCTACATAAGCATTTGTATTCTTAATTAAAGCCATTAGTAATGCTCTCCAGGTTGATTAAGAGTGGAAGACTGGGAGGATACCCAGAGACAGAGCTGAGCTTGTCTTACGCTGCCATACACCAGTGAAGCCGTCAAGGCCATTCACGGTAGCAGCACCGATAGAGTCAACAGCTACAGGAGTAGTTCCGTCAGTGATTTGCTGGTAATTTGCATTGGTAGGAAATGCATCCTGAGAACCTGCCCAGTTGTAACCAGCAGGATGTAGGATGTAACCCCAACGATACCATATTTGAGTAGTACCACCACCTTGGTAGGCAGCAGCTGCTCGTTCGATCTCAACGTCTTCATCGATAGTCAAAGGCTCCATTGCAAGAGCACCAGGCAGTACGATATACGAAGTTAACGTGCCGACAATATCGACACCTTCAGACGCTACAGAAGTGGCTGCAAACATTGCTCGTTCAGCTGCAGTCAATGACTGGGTAGCACGAGTCTGGATCAATCGGAACTTGCCCTGGAAGATAGTGTTGAACTCAACATTACCGTCAGTGACACGATCAGAATCTACCAGATTAGCAGAGCGCAGTGAAGCCATAACAGCAGGACTGGCAACGAGGTATGCGTACTCAGGCTCATGGTCCTTATATGCTTGACCAAAGGCATTCAGAAAGCCAGCAGCTCGTTGTGCACCAATATTAGCAGCAGCTGCATCAGTAACAACCTTGCTTGCACCTAAATCGACATAGAAGCCATAAGCATTATCGGAAGGGTCATTTGAGAATGACTGACCACCAAGACCTGAAGCGCCGGTAGCCTGAGCAGCACCGTACATAAGCTCAGAGATGGCTACGCCTTTCAGAATAGCCAGGATTGCATCATGCTCATCTTGTGCACGAGTTTCACCCAGATCACGACCTACTTTTGCCAGACCGTCGTCTTGAGTGACAATCTTTGAAAGGTTAACTTTCTCAGCACCGTGTGTACGAGCCGATTTCACATATTGCAAGAACTGTGAACCGTAAGTGGTAGGAGTACCATTGGTCGCATCAGTCAGAGATGCAACATTAACAACAGGATTTAATGGGGTGAACCATCGCATTTGACCAATATAGGTCTCACCATCAGTATCGATATCAGGATCGCCCTGGACGATATCGGTTCCTGATAACTTACGGGCATTGGTGTATGCCTCGTCAGAGTAGGCTCCGATAGTTTCTTGTAGAACGTAAGGTGTGTAACCACCAGTATCATTAACTCGTATGTCAGTACGCATTTAAAATTGCCTCTATTAGCGCCTCGTTCTGGGTAGTTTACCCTCAGAGGCTAGTTTTAGTACATCCGCCTGCTTCATCCCGAAGAGAGAATCTGTCTTCGTAATGGCAGGTGGAGTTTCGTCCCCGTGTTGTGTGCCGGAGCCTGATGATGATTTCGGTTTAAGAAGAAAAGCATTTGTCTCGTTATCAACGAAACCTTTAACAACTTCCAGGACAGATCTACCTTGACCGTCTACCCATGTTCCAGAGGAGTTCTGTGTAAGACTTCCTATGACTTCTCGAAATGCCATATCACTAGCATTGGCGTTTCTAAAGTCAAACTCTCGCAGAGCATTTCGAACTTCAATATCTCTCGTCAGTTCGATGTTCTTTTGAGCCAAAGACTTCATAGTCTGGGCGGTGTCTTCCAGTTCTTTTTCCTTATCAGCAAGACGTTGTTCGTAAACTTCTTTGTGCTTTCCTGCTTCTTCCAAATCTTTAAGCTCGCGTTCTTTCTGCTTATTTTCCAGCTCTAGAGCACGGGCCTCAGCTTCTTCTTTAGCCTTATACGCCTTATCAAGATTTTCCTTGATAGGTTTTAAAGACTCAGCAATCCCATCTTGAATCTGTTGGGCGATGAGAAGCTTTGTCGCTTCATCAGTATCACCGACCACAATTTTCTTGGGATCCTTGATTTTGGTATCGTCATCTTCATCTGGCATCTTTCTTTTCCTGAGCACAGCTCATTTATGTGTCGCACAGCAACACGTTTAATTGTTAAGACTCTTGTTACACTAAATAACAGGGTTAATTTAACGGGGTTCTATTACCCCACGCCGTACCAATAAGCATCTTCCTGAAAGACTTCATTAACCTTCTTTAAGATGTCTTCAGAGTTTAATATGTCGGTATCTTTTAGTAGCTTGCCGCCTACTCGAGACCTTCCTGGTACAGGGATAAGGCCTATTTCAATGGCTTCATTCAAATACTTGTCATAAAGTGCACGAGGGAGACCTCTCGCTAACATCTCATCTAGAGTTGCTTTTATAACATTTGTTTTCATAGCATCAGCATATATTTTACGCAGAGCCGACCGTGCTTTTAACATATCCGCGATATTAGTAAAGAAAGCGTCATGAATTGTAGAAGTAGGAACATCTTCAGACTTACCCCACAAATGGAATCGCTTGACAATCACAGCATCATTGGAGTGATTCCCATTTACAGCATAGGCAGTTCTAGCCTTTGTAGCATCAGCAATATCGTCAATATTTCCTGCATCATTGAGAATTTGTTCCCACCAAGTCGCCTGCGTCTTTTGAGGTACTTGAAGAATATTCGTAACCCAGTTACCGTCCTTATCTCTATACAACAGACGCTCTTCGAAGGTCTGCGTAAAGTTCTGCTCAATTGTCTTCCCATCGAAGTTCTTCCAGGGGATGTTTGTCCACCTTTTAGGCAATCTGTTGGCTTTGAAAACTTCGATTGAAAAGATTTTCTTAAATTTTGTTATTTGAATCTTGAAATACTTAGCTCCTATTCTGCGATCTCCTGGATCCTTTACTCCATAGAGTAGCTGGCTGAGAGTTCCATTAGGACGCCAGAAGCCAAACTTACTCAGAATCTGCTTTGAGATAGCTGTGTTTGCAGGGAGTCCCAGAAGCTTACTGGTTTCTTTCGACAGCTTATAACCATCACGGGATGAACCAAATAACCGCTCCTTTAAAATACCTTTCCAGGAAAAACTACTCTTAGAAGGTTTAGCGTTGATGAGAAAGTCTTCACCCAGTCGCCCTAAATATTTTGTAAAGTCTTTCAAGATAGGAACCTGTTCGCCAAGATGCATACTCATAATCTTAGCAATCTGCCGAAAATCATCAGGGGTTACGACCTTTGTGTAGTTTTGCGTCATTTGTAACACCAGATCTTTGGTCGCGGGGTCCAAGAAATATAAGTCTTCCATGATGTCATCCCCTACATGAAGACCTTTGTTGAATATGTCACGTACATTGCTTCTAAGGACTTTCAATTCTTCAGCAATAGCAGGATCAAAGCGTTCATAACGAGCAATGCGTGCTGATATCTCACTGAGGACAACGTCGCGATCAGAGGCCTTCACAACGAGAGTACCAGGTTGTCTCTCAAGAACTTTTGCCAATTTACCTTCAACGTTCAGAATCCCTGTCTTCTCTCCTGCTCCATAAAAGGTTACCATGTTCTGAGCCTTCGCAGCCTTGCGTAAATCTTTCTCAGTAAGTCCAAACTTCTCATTTAGTTTTCTAAACGCTGGATCGTTGAACGTGGCAGCTGCTATTTCGTCGTAGAGTCGTCGTTTCTGGTTTGTAGGGACAACATTACTAAGCTCTGCTAATTGCTTATTTCGTGTGGTTAGCGCAATGATCTGGGCACCTGAAGACGATGCGTCTTGTTCAAGAGCGAGAGCTGTCTTGTATTTAGAAAGCTTTTGAAGAGAGGTTTTGTTATAGACACCGTCTAGATAATTATCTATCTTAGCAACTTCAATTGCGAATCTGAGAAACTTACCTAATTCTTCACCTTCGATTCTAGCCACCATGTCTGACTGAAGAATCTTACGGACATCATTTGGCTTATTTCGTATCATATGATTTCCAATAGTAACCAGCTCTTTACGCCATTTTATTGCAATCTTCTGTCGCCCTGTCACACTTAGAGAGTTATAACGACCTTCAAAATAGTCATCGAGACCTCCTAAGAAAGCTCCAATTTGATCTTGCAGATTTCTAAAGTTATCGATGCCTAAGACTTTCTCCTTGGCAGTATTCAGGAAAGGTCTAAAAGTTTCACCAGACTGAGGACCGATAAAGCCACGGTCATAGATACGCACACGGTGGTCAACAAAAGGATGATTACTAAAAGCAACTCCTCTCTTACGAAACCACTCCATCGCTTTAAATCTTTCATACGCATCACCTCTAGCTGCTATATATTTACGGTACTCGTTTATATCATCGAAGTATTTTGCCTTACCTTTATCGTCTGTGAAGTTCATTATATGCATGATCGAGTCGTAGAAGTCCTCATCGATTCGATACTCAGTCTTAGCTGCCCAGTTCAAAGATGCGGCCATTTCTTTGTCTATAAGACCTTCTGGAAAGTCCATAAAACTGCTTGTTGACGTAATTGGTATCCGAGTGTCTGTGTAGAGGCCAAGACGGTTTTTGATGAAGTACGTTTTATAACCTTCTCGAAAGACCAGTCGATTACCGACATCTGTGACACCGATCCTGAGACCTACCTCAATCTTTCTATTTAGCTGAGAATACCTCTGGATACGAGGGTCTGTGATGCGAATGTTGTAAGAGAACGTGTCGTAATAAGGTCCAAATAGCTGACCACTCATTCTACTTTTCATACGTCTTTTCTGAACTCCAAAGGTTTCTAGTTCGAAGAATTTATTATTCGACTCTAAAAGTTTCTTACCTAGGTCATACCATTGTCGACGATTGCCATTATAGTTCGCAAGATTGTACAGATCACGACCTAAAGCAGCCGCTAGCTGGTCTACATCAGGACTGTCTGCCAGAGAAAGTCTATGTGCAAATTTTAGATAGAACTGCTGTAAATTTGAATCACTCAAACGTCTTCGTATTTTAAATGGTATGTTGTGATCGAAAACGTCACGGAGTTCCTCTGAGATTTTAGGAGCAATACGATCTTCCCATTTATTACGTTCTAATATATTACTTATGAAGTGTTTGTCAAGATCTTCAAAGGTAACAGGACCTAGGACAGGGTCAATGTAATTATCCTGCTTAAGCTTCTTCAGTAGATTCGCATCGCTTCTGAGCTGTGTCTCGATTGTGTCAGAGACATTCATTACGTCAAACTTAATCTGTGCTTGTGAAATGGCTTTAAAGTTAACCCAATTCTCGGGGTTCTTTCGATATCTTGTGAAGAGAATTCTCAGATTATCAGCCACGACAGCTCTTTCATTTACACTCATATACTCAGAGAGACTTCCAATAAAACGATCGATGTATTCTTTATCTGCGACCTTAAGAATACTACTCTCATTCACAAGCCTCATATTGTTCACGAGAACAGAAGGTGTTGGCTGAAACATTCTTGAATCTTCATAACGACCTGTGACCGGATTGAAAATCACCTGTTCTTCTCTGGGAGGTCTTGTAAGCACTCTTCGTTTCTGTGCTCTCTTTGTTCCTATGAGATTTCCTCTATAGTTAGTAAGTGATAAAGTACCGTCCAATTCTTTTGATTGAAGAATGTAGAAATTCTTTAGGGTGTTTGTCATCTTACGGTCGTTTATAAAATCATCAGGAGAGATAGCACCAAGATTCATCGCATCTAGTTTTTCCTTTGCTAATGCAAAACGTTGAGAACCTGTTGGAGGTGCATACTCAGAATCTGTCATCCGACGCAATTGACGAATCCCTAATGTTTTACCGTCCGGAGAAGTAAATTTAGAAAGATGTATCTTCCCTTTGTTAAAAAGGTCTACTTTCTGCCAATCACCTAGATGCGTATATTGGATCTTTGAAGGCTGTCTCAGGAGCCAGGCATTATATGTTTCTTTCAGAGGCGTCTGGCCATCGTATCTAGCTATCTGAGCAGGGCTTAGTTTTGCCATATTTCTTCTACGCAGCTGAGCAACGCTCTCTAGACTTGCAAGATCTTCCCACTTCTTAACCACAGGGATTATTGTCGAACGACACTGCCAATGAGCAGGAGGGAGGTACGCTGTGTCATCGACGCCATATATCTTACCATCACGGGAGGCACATATCTGTGTAGTACTTGAGTCAAGAACAGCTACATACTGCCAACCCTGAAGTGCTTTTTCATTCTCGACATAGACACTATGATCGACCTGAGCATTAACACTCGTCATTGCAGTGGTCACTAACGATCGCGATTGATTACGGGTTATTTTATGAACATTGCCTCTTCTGATATTCCTGGCGATGATCTCTTCGGTATCACCGTCTGCAATACCTTTACGAATCACTTGCGCAAGTCTTTTTCGTTCGTTTTTAGAGACCCCTTTCCAACCCATCTCAAGAGTTCTATTCTCGTAGAGTGGTTGTTTTAAGACAATATCTTCAGAGATACGTCTTTGGGGTCTCTTTGTGCGCCACACCTTACTTAATGCAGCATCTAAATTCTGGTATGTAAACGACATTTGATCTGCTGCCATGTCAAGCAGTGACCTTTTAGAAACACTAAAGGCTTCCTTGTAGGTCTTCTTCAATTCGATATCAAGATTCTTTTGAAAGTCTTTGAAAGTCTTTGAATTAATTTTAGACTTCTTCACTAGCTTATCTAGACGAACTACATGACCATCAAAGACAGCTTCTATCTTTCCATGGGTATTCTGTTCGTACAGGCGTAGCATAGCAGCGCGATCTACTTTACCATCATAGATCGCTGTATTTACATTAGGCATCTAAATCTTCATCTTCCAGTTCTTTGTCAAGTTGATCTTGGATATCTTCATTTTCGGCCTTCGCCTGACCTTGTATCAGGTCGTCTTCAATAATCTCTGTCTGACCGTCTTCATCATCATAGTCAGGAGAGACAATGTCATTCTGTTTCAGAATCTGAAGCCAAACGCTACGTGGAAGTAGACCGTTCTCATACCATTCTGTTGCTAGTCTAATCCAGTCAGCACCTAGTGGGATGGGATTAAAGTCAGATGAAAGGTCAAATTCAACATCAGAATCTGTCAATTCTAAATCATACCGCCAATTCAGCATAAAAGCAATAATCTTAGACATGATCGCAGACACCTTGTTATTTAAGGAGCCTAGCTGAGCAGTCTGGGCAGCATTCCGAATCTCAAGAGCAATCCCTGATTGAGCAGTCTCAGGACTTAACATACGAATCCCTAAGCGTGCCATCTCTTCAATAGCACTTGCAATCGCTTTCTCCATATCTTTCAGAGCATCTGTAGGAGTCTTTAGAACCTCTACTTTAGCCTCCATAGGTAACCGCAGCCAACTTCCCAGTCCACTCGCTACAATTTCGTCGAACTCTTTTTCACCCATGTCGGAGAATATCACAGGAGTGTATGTAGCAGCACCATATAGTAAGTGATTACGGCGACTGATTTTATTATATAGACTGATTTCTTTGTCTACGATAGCGGAAATGATTGGATCAGTAATCTTCATGCTACCATTAAGAGGCCATGCAGGGATTCGTGTCAAACGTTCGCCATTTGCTTTGATCCCAGTGATCGTGTCTACAAGAGGAAAAGCCACCTTACTATCGGATTGTTTCTTGTAGGGATTTCCATTAACGACCGGTGCGTCTTGTACATCATCAGCTCTTTCGAATACGCGAATCTGATAATATCCGACGCTGTCGAGTTCATGAACATAAACTGTATCTTTAAATGTAGGATGAAATTCAGTGTCTTCAGTATCACCATACTGTTCGACTAGTGTCCGTACAATGATCTGTTTTAGGACTGCATTTCCTTTCTCATCCTTTCCAAGTTTCCAGTTCACAATCTCTTCAGGCTTCCATAGGATAGGAAATGGAGCAAGTTCTCTGAAGTCTGCATTTGTAAGTGAATCTGCATCTTCAACAAAAGGATAATCTACATATACCCAGGCACGTCCTGTTTGAATCTCTTCCCACAAGGCGGTGTCTAGAAAGGATGTGATTGATGAATTGTCCTGGGTGAAGCTATTCATGATCCAGTCGTGAGCCTCCTCACGGACACCTTCAGGCATGTCGTCAGGTAGAGTTAGTACAGGGGTCTTGCGCAGAAGACCTCCTACCAACATCTTTGAAAATTGAGACACAATCCCAGGTAACTCAGCCTCTAAACGATAGAAGTCATATTGAGGCTGCGTCATAGATGGGGAAAAAGGAATAAGCATGTTTTGCATGCTAGGACTTAAGCGTTGATCTAAGGCCTTTACGTAGCGCTCGCCGCCGCATACAGCCCTGTTTCGATCCCATATATCACGCATTGATAGGTATTCAGCGTTAGGATCTGCTACTGTTCTGGTGACATCAGCGGCGTTTGCTACAGTCATTTGATTAACCTCTTAGCTTGGCATTAAATTCACGGATAGGACCACTGAAGGTATTACCTGTGACTTCGTTGGTGGCATCGACAGTCTTCTTGTACTTACCTGCGACAATATGCCAATTCGAAGGGATTCGATCTAAAGAGCTTGTGAAGGGTTCCGCATTGGCAGCTGCTTCTTCAATTGCCTTTGCTTCTGCTGCTTTCGCTTCTTCCAGCGCTTCCATTGCCTTCATTGCATCGCTAGACTCTTTCTGCGATACGTCACTTTCATCAGAGGTAGACACCTCTAGATTTATTTTACCTTGCGGCATTGCTACTTTTTGTTCAGACATTTAAATAATCCTGGTTTGTTAAAGAGATGGAGAGGCCTCTCCACAGTAGATTTTGATCACCCCCTTTTAGGCGTCGGGATCAGGGATTTCGGGAGGATTTGCTAGACTCTCTCGAAGACGTAAGATCTTGTCGACTGTTTGATTCATAGCCGCTCGTTCTTGATGTCCTGTAATAGATACTCGATCTAATAACTGTACAATTAATTCACAGTCATTTACAGTTAATGGTTCTGCACTCATCTTTTTAATATGCCTCTTTGTTTGCAACACCCGCCATAAGTTGGCGCATTATTTCACGTTGCGTTTGGTTTATTTCAAGGAGAGCTTGTCGTATTTCGACGTTCTCCGCTTTGTTATCCGTCAAGAATCCTTCTAAAATCATAAGTGTCCGAGCACCGTCCTTACGTACTCTTTCATGTTCTCTATCGTTGTTATGCTGTACTGCTTCAAGAGCATTCATCACTTGATCCTCCATAGACAAATCCCATAGAAGTTTTGCAAGTTTCTTGAGTCGAGCGTGTCGACGTTCTTCACATTTTCTAGAAACATATAGTTGTAACCTCAAAATTTGACGATATAGGCTCTTGGTGAACACAATAACAACACCCACCAGTACAACTCCGATAGTTTTTATGATTTCATTATTAACCTCAGAAAATAGGGTCTCAAACATATCGCCGTCCTGCTTATTGACAGTGGTGGAGGTAGGTCTCCTTGATACTAGCCAACCTCCGTGAGAAATACTCTACATTATACTCCTTTCGAAGGAACATCTGTAGACCTGTTTTGTAGACGTCATTGAGTCTATCTCTTGTTATGTCTGCACTCATCACTATTATAGGAATAGTGGGATTTATTTTCTTAATTTCAATAGCCGTTTCAATTCCTGTCTTTCGAATCATATTCAAATCTAGAAAAACAAGACAAGGTTGCTCTTCCCGTGCTTCTAACACCTCAAGGAGTGAGTTCCCTGACTGTGTCATTATAAGATCTTCAAATGTATTCTCTGCACAAGTGCTGAAGAAGGTTAACCATGAAATGTCATCGTCACATACAATAACCATAGGTTCTCCTAAAATTCGTAACTGCTCGCAATAAAAGCAGGTGTTATCAATAGTCGCAAGAATCCTAGGCGAACCCTTACTCCGAACATCATTCGGTACTCTCCGAGATGTCTATTCTGAGGATACCCATCAGCAATGCCTGCAAATGTACTATAATTTGAATGCTCACTGAGTTCATAATTTAACAGGTTACTTTGCATATTATAGCTATTTCGGTATTCTCCTATTCGTAGTCTCTTGTAGCGTAGGTAGAGACCATGATGGTTTTCATTCAAGACAGAGTCTGAACTTTGAAGATGGACCGTCCGATCTATGAAGCCTATCCCTAGGTCATCCGCTAGGACTGTCCCCATCAGAGAGCATAGTAGTACACTACTGCCGATCTTCAGCATCTTTGACTGCCTGTCTAGCTGCTATACGCTCGGCGGTGAAAACGTTTCCGTTCACTACATCACGAACCAATGCTTCTTTCCCTGACACATCTTCGCCAACATCGATACGCTCGACGTCGTAGTCTGTGGTGACGTAGTTACCGTTCCGAAAGATTCGATTAGCGTAACGTATTTCGATTTGCCCATCTTCAAGAGTTATTACTCGATCTGGTATTCTTGTTTCTGTTAAAGCCATTTTATTTTCCTATACAGTTATTAGTGGTTCTATTACACCCCGTAGGGTGTTCTCGTCCAAACAAGCATCTATGTTACTTTGCAGTAACGCATCTGCTGTTCGTATATCAGCTCTAGCAGCTTCAGCAGCTATTGCATCATGTCCTGGAATCTGCTTAGCAATAATTTCGTCATAAGGCGCAAAGTCAATCTCTCGTTTTGCTCGACGCATATTATGAGCAATTATTTTAGCTCCGGACAGATCAGTCTCAATTGAATCAACACCTAGTCTCCATGCTGATCGAAATAGTTTATCCATGGGAGCTACATGAGTTTCAATATATTGAGCACCCTCAGGCACACTGGATACTTGAGAGCAAATAGCAATTTGCCCATTTCCTTGATTATAAGCTATCATAGTATTTTCTTACCTCCAAATATAGATACACATACTGCGCCTAAATCAGTTCTCGCAGATGATGTCTCGTTTACCACAGTTGATTGAACAGTCACAGACTGTTTAGTGATAGAATTCCCGTAACCACGTATATTGAAACTAGAATCTGTAACACTCTCCGCATGTTGTGCGTAACCAGCGACTGTATAAGCAGGTAAATCCATCGGAGTTTCAAATATAATTTTGTAAGCTCCAACACCTAAATCAACTACATCGCTTACATTGTAACTATCCAGTATCAAAGGAGGATTCTGAGTACCATCGAAGTTCACCCATGCCGTACAGATACCCCTATTCTCAATTTCATCATGAACTTTTAACTTCCCTTGAATCTCAGCTTCAGTGAATTTTTGCTTAGCTGGAGTAAAGTTACGGATTGTATTATTAATTACGCCGCCATTGTCATCAGTACGGAACTCAGCGAGATAAGTTCTAGCAATAGGAGAACCAGCAGAGTTATAAAGTACACCTTCAGCTACATCAAAACGATCTGATGGGAGAATAGTGTTAAATTCTAACTCACTAAAACCTGTATATGTAGGATCACCGTTATTAGCTGTGATATAAATTCTATGGTATAAATAGGCTACAGTATTGTCTGCAGTAGATTGCAGATCTCCCCACAAATTAAGCAGACTCCCAACGTAATTAGAAGCTGAATACGTAGTATCAATATTAATCCAATTAAGACCATCATTTGAGCCTTGGATGATTAGTCGTGAAGGTAATTCGGTAGAGTCTCCATGTGCTTTTATTCTCCATGATTTGAGAATTCGTTTCTCGGTTTGCTTGTACTGTAACCAAGATATTGTAGAGGACGCAATTTGCCAGTAACTACCTACTGTAATAATGTCATTTATATCTTTATTAAATGCATTATACGCATAGTTAGTAGAGTTTTCGCCACTTGCTAACACAACTCCTGTATCACTCTCGTAATCAAAATGCCTTGAGGTAGTACGTAAGGTAGCATCAGATGGTGATCTATCACCCCACTTATCAGAGTCTTCCAGTGGTCGATTCTCGGTAACACCGAATGCGCCAGCTTTATCTTTGTAGATATAGTAGTGTTTATTTTCATGCCCGACACCAAGCGTATGAGTTACACCTGCACCGACATTCTCCTGAGTATCTGTTTGACCAACTGCGCTAAATCCTTCAGCAAATGAAATTAACGTATCTTGTGCAATACTGAGTGTATCAGCAGTAGTTGGATAACTATAATTTGTCCATGATTTTGTAGCATCTGAAGTGGCTAAGGAGAAGGCTAAAAATATATATTCATCATTGAGTTTATTAGTCCCTCCACTACCAAGTAGAATAAAACCTTGAGCATTAATAGTTAGTAGCACAACAGATTGTTCCGCTGAAGTAGTATTGGCTTGTAATAAGTTTCCACCTCCACGTATGACATCTAACACTTGCCAATCTTCAGCAGTTGTTATATTTTTAATCATCACAAATGCTGGTGTAAAACCACATTCCACGTAATTGCCAATAGCGCCTGTACCAATATACTTACCAACTTTAGAAACACCCTCTACTGAAGAGAAATGGTAAGCAATATTACTTACACCCGAAGTATTATAGCTCGCTATTCCAAGACTCACGGTTTCTTCCGTAAAAATAGACTTGACCGATGTAGTGTTCGTGAGAGTATTAGTAGCGTTTAAAAGAATATAGTCCCCGCTTTCAGAATTCCCGATATCTTTCCCCTGCAAAATCCAGTTATTCGAACTTGTTATATTTTTGAAGATTGATAGTTCAGGAGATACACCTAGATGATGTGGTATCTCATGACCAGCAACACCATCACCCACATAACTGACAATTGAAAACCCCATGTCAGGATTATAGTGGCAAGTATAAGATTTATTTCTATTAGTAACACCAGTTATTTTCTTATTAGTCTGCCATGACCATGCTATATAGGTATTACCGATAGAGTTTACATTAGCATCAGCTCCTAGACTAAATCCTGTAGAGGTGAAAGCAGTTAGAGCATCTGAATTAATAACTTCTACTCCACTACTGTTACTTTTAAGTTCAAGGGTAGTTCCTCTAACTGTATCAAATAGAGCATGATTACTTACGGTATTTCTACTCTTTATCCAGACTAGTCCTCCGAATTCACCAGTAGCCATATCAATACCAGAGGCTACCGGATTAGCACTAGAAGTACCTGTATAGATTGTAGAACTCATACCAGTACGGGTAGACTCACCTTGACTGACAGGTTCTTTATTTAGTACAGCATTGCGAGCAGGAATATTTGGTGCAGATGTCACCACTAAAGAGTCTAATACCGCACCGTCTGCTGCTACGTCGCGGCCGTCAACAGTACCTGCAAATGTAGCATTTTGTGATGCGTCTAGGGTAAGCGCAGCAGTTTTAGCTCCTGCTCCCGTACTCAGAGTTAGTGCTCCTGCTGACTCATCCCATAAGCAGACAGTATTAAAGCCTGACTTTAAAGCAAAATCACCAGCACCAGTTGTTTCTGTCGCACCATATAGTAGTAACCTTGCACTACCTGCAGACGTAACGCCTCCCTCAAAAATTAAAATTCTATTATCTATTCCTCTTTTTACTGTATAGTTTGCATCATGCCAACCTCCGAGAACTATATCCCCATCAGCTATTTGAAGACGCTCGCTAGAGGCATTGTCATCTATGCCCAGAGAAGTGAAAACTCCTTGTACAGTTACAGCTCCTGCGAAAGTAGCATCCTGAGAAGCATCTAAGGTTAGTGCAGTAACTCCATTAGAAGATAACCTTATCTCGCCAAGATTATTAACAATGCTTAGGTGTGTGTTAGCTCCAGAACCAAAGCCTAACCATCCTTTCTCTGCCCCAGCCCGTTGTAGTGAGATGTATGTTTGCATCGCGGTATCAGATACCGATACCACGTCATTTATAGACAAGGTCGGAGTATCACCTGATAACCTCACATCACCACTAAATGTAGCACGCTGAGAAGCGTTGATAGTAAGAGCTGTAGTTTTAACTCCTGCCCCTGTAGAAAGTGTGAGAGAGCCTAAAGATTCGTCCCAAGTGAAGACAGAATTAGCGCCTGAGCGAATACGGATATCCCCTGCAATAGAAACATGAGTACCACCTCCTAGCTCTATGTTACCTCCTTTCGCGGGTGCATTACCTCCTGCTATAGTAATGCCCTGATCATTCGCTGGATGTATTAGTCCGTAGAAAACACCTGAAGCGCCAAAACTAGACAAGGTATCAGCTATCTGCAACCGTTCTCCTGTTGCATTATCATCTATACCTAAAGAGGTAAATGCACCAGTAACATCAAAATCCCCATTGATTGTGATCTTTGAAATTGCAAAATCACCGTAAATCAGAGGCGTGCTTGACACATTGTTATGAATATATAATTTATTATGTACATTAGCACCGGTACCTGGCCCGGCTCGAAACCCTATCATTACATTATAAGAACTTGAACTAGTTAAGTTCCTACCGGCTCTATCCCCTATAGCTGTGTTTCCAAGACCAGTTGTAATAGTTTCTAGGGTTTGGGTGCCTAATCCCGTGTTAAATCCCCCTGTTTGTAGATCGGATAACGCATAATTTCCCACACCTAAATTAGTGTGTAGAGTTGTAGGGTTTGTGGATAATCCACCGACAGCGTATAAGCCCATACCTACATTTCCTGACCCTGTTATAGAAGCTGAAGTTGCATCTATTTGTCCTAGAGCAGCCCAACCAATAGCAATACTGTTGCTACCAGAAGATATTTTATTACCTGCATAAGGGCCTAGAGCGGTTAATGCTGCACCAGTAGCAAATCGTAAAGCAGCACTTCCGATGGCTACATTGTTATTATTAACAAGGTTGACTGATAGAGACCTATATCCTATAGCTATATTATCTCTGCCACTCTGTAACAGATTTCCCGCATTACTTCCGGCGAAGAAATTGTAAGTACCGGTAGTTAGTGATGCACCAGAACCTGTGCCACCAACTATATTGTTACTTGCGTCTTCAGTGAATAAACCTCCTACTGATGAAAACACAGACTCTGGAAAGAGCCCTCCTGGGCCTAGTAGAGGGATCTTACCTTCAGTGAGACCTAGCAGAGAAGTCTCTATTTTGTCGTTATTCAGATTAGTGAAATTAGCATCAATTTCAAAATGCTCTAAGAGGTCACCTTTGGCTGCTCTTGTAAGGATATCGGTCATCTATTAATTCTCCAGTATTCGTCTTTCACATATCCCTGTACTGCGTATGAATCATACTTCCCTTGTTTTCTGATACCAGAACCATTTATAATAACATCTGTTGTCTCACTGTTAGCAGTGATTTCTCCTGCAACAGGAAGATCTAAATTGTGCTCGTAAATAATAGATTTATCGAGGCTTATTTCAGCAAGGCTTTTTTCGACAAATGTATTGTCGCGTGTTGGTGTGCTGATAACCATAACAGGCTTCCCTTTTGGGATCGTCTGAACAGATTCCTTTGTAGCTACATCTGCTGTCATCTCTTGAGGAATATTACTACCTTCTAGAGCAGGAGAGACTTGCAAAGGCGTATCTACATTCTTTCTCTCGACCTTCTCAATGGCTATATCGGGAGAGAATCTCTCCTCTACTCCCGATAGGTCTTTCCCTAGGGCCTCAACTGTGACAGCTTGTTCTGTGTAACCTGCTGACAATTCTTGTTTCTCAACAGATGTAGCGATATCACTTTGAGATATCTTCAGAACAACCGTCATAATTATGGCACCTGCGCAGTCGGACTAAATAGAAACTCTACAAGACCTCTCAGAGGCTTCCATGTGCGAGTGTAAGCTCCTATGTTAGGTTCTGTGACACGCATTTCAAGGAAACCATAGACAGGCAGACCTACAGCAGGTTGTACTGCATACGCAGGTGTTACTGAGAGAGCACTACCGAATTGAATAAACACTCGGTTCTCCACATGAGGCGTCCAATTGTCAGGGTCAGCTACAGGATCAATACTGATAGAAGGAGCCCCTGAGGCTATATAGATGCTGCCACCGAACTCTACGTAATCATTGAAGAGATATGTCACAGCAGCACTCCAGACGCCCTTATCTAAGGGTACACGCACAGTAAGGACAGCTTTATTAGGGCTTGTTGCTCGTATTGTTGCAGGTCTCTGCCCTGAACCATCATTCTCACCTTCAATCAAGACAGCTTCAAAAGTATACGTGTTAGATACTACATCCACAAAGTTAAGTGTGATGGGAAACTCGTCTTGTTCCCCTTGGATAAGCGATATAAGAACGCCGCCACCATCACTGGTAAGGTCATTCGATATATTCGTTATTTTTGAACGTGCCATTTTAGTCCTCGCTTGGAAAGCTACATCGGTTGAGGAGCATTGCTTTTGTACTATCTAACATCCAGTTAGCATCAGCAGAACTCATTTTCGACGCAGCGTAATATAGAATATCGTCTTTCCAGCCCAGAACGATAACATCGTCAAGGCCAGTATTAAGAGAACTTTCTAAAGCCTCTTTTGCAGTTACACCTTCGAATTTTTTGAAAGGTATTATATTGTCGGTCATTTTATTAATCCTATTAGAAATTGAATCCACGTGAAACAGTCTTTCCACCCTTCCGTACAGGGAAGAGATATTCAACAGCGTATCGAATACCGTCTGAATGATGCTCGACACCTTCTTTCTTATCTATAGATGCGCTATCGGGGTTGTTATCCAGCCACGAAGTACGCTCTAGAGACTTTATTATGTTCTGACACCGAGGGTGTACATACATAGAGACATGTCCAGAGGCTGTCAATAATTGTTTGTTTACAGCTGCTACACTATCAATAATCGGTGGTGACTTCTGTCTAGCTCGTATATTAATGCCGTAGCTAGCGAGAATAGTAAAGTCAGTACGTCCTACAGCCGCTGAAGTCTTTCTACTATTGCCTGTAGGGTCAGGGTAGGCATAGACATTGTGTCCCTTGTCTATATATCTCTTCTTCAGGGTAACTGCCAGAGATTCGGTATCAGGTTGTCCCTGAATCTCGTCTATAAACTGGACTTGTTTACCTCTTACAGCAAAGATACCTGAGGCCATTATCCCCACGTTAAAGTCGATACATACATGCACATCTTCACCTGGTAGATCAGAGTCTTTTGGGACGAAGTCTACAATCTCCTTTGAAACATGTCTATCTCTATCAAAACAATAAAAGACACTATTTCCAGAATCGACAAATGATGCCTTATACTCTCGGGCAAACTTAATAGGGTCTATTGTCGACTTAACCCTTTCAATTTCATCAGGATCCAGATAGGGAGATGATTTATAGTCAAAATGGTAGGAACCCCAAAGATCATCGCTCTCATTATAGTGATATATCTCATGAAAGAAGTTATATCCCTTTGGTGTAGAAATTGTTAGAGATCTTCCACAAGAAGGGGCATTGAAAAATGCTGCTCGCTTAGGACTCCATCGAGTTGTAATACAAGGCTCTATTACTGATTCCCAAGCCTCTTTAGGCCCAATGCCTTTAGCCCAAGAGGACATCTCGTCATTAACTACAAAATAAGAACCTTTACCGCGTAGCCTCTCAATAGCTTCGAACGAGATCATTCGCAATTCGACGTTATTTGCGAATATAAATTTACCTCTGTCTCTTGAGCTACTTATTGCTATAGACTCAAGACCGAAATCGTAGGCTAGTATTGGATAGTAGATATCAGTTACTTGGTCATATGTAGGAGCTACGATATAAACATTCTTATTCGGCACAGATGGGTCTAATGCCATGAGTTCATACGCAGCTGTTGTTGCAGTTGCAGTCGCGAAGTATGATTTACCCCATCCACGGGAAGCACATACAACAGCATTCCTTATTGATTTCTCAATAAAGAGGTCTGAGTAGACATCCGATTGACCTGGGTGTAGCTCAATCACTGGACACCATTCTCAAGTGCTTCTAAATCTTCATCAGTGTGAACCGTGTTTGCATCATGTACATAGATATAGCCATCGTGCTCACCTTCTTCAACTTCTTGAAAGTTAGTAGCCACAAGGTTTGATTCACAGATAGGACAATACATGATACCCTTAGCTTTAGTCTTCGTCATCATTGATTACCTTAGGGGACACATCGATAACGATGCTCTGGAGAGCTCCTTGAGCCTTACTTCCTGTAAGACCTATCTGCAGAGGAGGTGGAGCTTCAAGTCCTGAACCTACATTCTCAGGCACACGACCGTAGCCATACCTCATGAGATCATTTCCTATCTTTTGCATCTGTGCTAATATAGCAGCGTGAGCTATCCCAGAGTATCTCAGAGTCTTTTTCTTCTTACCATCTGCATCGACATCTACGACAGAGGTACCTGCCTTGAGATTCTCCCACCATTCGTCTTCTTTGACTAATCTCCTGTAGAGCATTACTTGTTTTTCTAAAGGATCAAAGTCAAGCTCTTCCAGTCTGGCTCTAGACCTACGAGAGTTTGCTATTAACTTCTTACCGGCGGATGTTCCTCCGTCTCTTGGCTGTATATTTGTGCCATCGTTGTTCATATCTTGTAAATACCTTTAAAATTGAATTTTGAGGGATAATGTTTGAAGTTGACTCCCAGACGCGCTTGGAAATCTTAGAGTTCGTGTTAGTCTCCGAATAAAAAGACCCCGTTGAATTATCCCCTGTGCCCTCCCCTTTGAAGGAGAAAAATATCCCCCTATACTATCCTTTAGGGGATCATCTATCACTGTTGTTATCTATTAATAATAATAGAATATAGGGGAGTATTAAAAGGGTATCTAAAGGTATCTCTAAGAGGATCCCTAAAGACCCTCCCTAGGATCCCTCACGGGAATGTTCCATATATACCCTTCAAGGAACCTATTCTAGGTTAATTTAACGGGATAAAATCAAAAAATAAAGGTTAGACTCCCAACCACCACGAAGGTGATCAGGAGAAGAAAAAATAAAGGGTTACCTCCCAACCACCGTAAAGGTGATCAGGAGGATGTTTAGATTAAGGTGTTCGCCATCTTTTCAAGAAGTCGAAAGCATCGCGAAATGAAGACCAACTCAAGAAGGTGTAACTCTTTGAGTATTTATAATGAATACAACCATCAGGTCCTAGAAATATATCCTTTCCTTTATACAACTGATGCGAAGATATATACCAACGAGTTATACCACCGTCGATCTCTTTAAAGATACGCTCATCATTATATATAAGGACTGCAGGAATGTGGCTGTCTAACCCTTTTAGCTTCTCTTCATCAAATTTCTTCGATAACCATATCAATTGTTCCGTCTTTGCACATAATTCTCGGGAGAGTCTCAGACACTCAGCTTCTAACGTACTCTTCTTCTTACCTTCCTCTTCAAGAGCTTCCATCATTGACGGCATAGACTATCCCTCCACCCTTCCAGGAAATTTTGAGCACTTTCTTTTGTATGCCAACCTAAAAACTCAGAGTCATTTGCTACTTTAAGATGGACATCACCGTCACGCCCTAGGAATATCTCGCACCCTTTATATGACTTTTCTGAAGAGATATACCATACCCTGGGATAGGTAGCTTCTCGAAAGATCATCGGAAAAACTGCTATAAGCCCTACAGGAGCTCCTTTCATCTCTCTTTTAATTGCCTCCTTATTAACATCTATCAGCCGATTATTCAAATAGCTGATCTCAAGAGCTTGTGAGGTTGCTAGTCTGGACAATTCTAGAGTAGCCGGGCTTGGGACTCTTTCCTCAGCATTCTCGTAAGGATTCACTTCTGCTGACAGCGATAGAGGCTTTTTCAGTGTGGTATTAAAACGGACCAATTCTCTTTCGGCACTCTCTCGTGTCTTAAATGTAATATGTTGCATGTTCGATGTACTGACCAAAGAACTCCTCTGTGATAGATAGAAAGTGTTCCCGTCTCCGAATCTAATTATAACGATAAACTCTGAGCGATATGACTCAATTTTTACTACAGGCATAATATCTCCAAAAAATAAAGTAAAAACCCCGACTACCGAAGTAGCCAGGGCCTGTTCTTACAAATTGGTATCCGTCTCTATCGAATACCGGAGGAGTTCAAACGACGATGACCTACAAGCCATAAAGGCTAGGCGGGTTCTTCTCAATGATTTTGTTGAATAGGCTTTGCAAATGATATGACGCAGTACCTTGTATTTCTTACAGGGTTCTACACATCTGTCAACCGCCTCTATAAACACCTGTAAGATGCTTTGGAAGTCATCTTTATTACAGGGAGACTCACTGGGAAGTAGAAACAGAGGATCATCACCAGTCTTTTGTGCTCGAATCAATTGAGCAGCCTGAGCAGGGTTTGCACGACGTATGTATGTATCCATTTCGCGTCGTCTCTTTGAAGGTTTTACCCAGAAAGATTTAATCATCAAGGCAACTTCTCTATACTCCTCTTTTCTATCAATCCCTTCAACTTGCGACATCCCTTCAGCAAGTAGTCCTAGGAAATATTTTCGTAAGGCCATCGTTAGGTCCTCCTATTTTAATGCAAGATCGGGGTCCGACCTGAATTTCGCCCCCAATAGTTTTGATGAAATTGACATATGAACCATTCTTCGCATCGCCTTTTGACGGGCTCTTTGTGATTTATATAGGTTCATGACAATCGCTTTTAAAGCTCCATATTTGAAAGGTGCCGTCACTGCCATATCAATGGCCCCAATTATTCTGTCCTGACAAAGATCCATTGTCATAGGATGTGAAGGTTTCGCATCTGTACAAGCATTATCTTTATCCTTCTCTAGACGCACCATGAGCTCCTCACGACGAGGTGATCCATGGATAGCATCTTGTAGATATTCACTTCTACGTATCGGTGAGGCCCAGAGTGTCTCGATGAGACCTTTAAGAGCTCTATACTCAGCCTTTGGGTTACGTGGTGTTACGGCGGCCATACCTGTCTGGTAGGCTTCTAATATACGTGCATTTTGTGACATTAAGGTGTTTCTCCTATTTATTAGTTTTACTTTTATCACTAACTTCCGCTGCTATAAGGATTAGTATAATAATAGCAAGGGCTGTTAGTGAGAACTTTACATCGGTCGTGAATATTTCAACTCTTATGCATACTACCTCACGGTATGCAACATCGCAAACGACCACTTCTGAAATGACACCGTAGAGGTAACCCCCTACGATGCCTCCTAGACTCATAAACAGAGCGTTATCTAGAACAGACACGTGCTGATATGATTTTAGCTATTTCACTACGCATATGTTCAAAGTCCTCCTGGAGTGCCTGATATTGATCCATCAGATCACCGCTATAGTGTACCTCAGCTCGCTCTTCTGCAAAAGTAGGGAGCTTTGGAGGTTGTATTAGCAGTGTTCTCGATAACCAACGCGATAGTGATAGAATAGCATCCCTGCTACTAGGTGGAGCAACCTCAAAGAGATTATTCACATCTCTTATAAGTGTAGCCGCCTTCTGATCGATTTCGATAATGATCTCGGGAGGATCTTTTGAGGCTGTCGTTATGAGGATACTATTAAACGGTTGCAATTTCAACTCCCTCCCCTTTCGCCCTCGCCGCCTTCAGTGTGTCTATTGTCTCCAGAACCCGTTCTGCAAGTGTAAGAGGACCATCATTCTTTTCATCCCAATCAATGACACGATCTTCGACACCTTCGACAGCATACTCAACGAGTTCTCGTCCTGTGGCAAAGCGGACATCCCAGGAACTCATTGAGTGATCCGGAGTAAACGGGTAGATATTCCAGACATGGTACCCATTCGGCTCTTCCTTCTGAAGATGACAAAAGACATTTACACGACGGCCATTTGCATCTCCCATATGAAGTCTCTCGCCTTCCCTGATATGCGCATGCGCTTTTTTGACATTGAAGAGATCATCAAGAGAGTGTTCCTTTGGATCGTATCCCTCAGCCGAGGTATCAACAATGGTTGCATGGTTGAAGGCTGCAACGCAGATTGCAAAAGTTTCCTCAATTGTCAACCTAAGCTGCATTATTCTGCTCCTCTTCCATTACCTCGATGTCTGACATATCCGATGTACCCTCCATCTCAGTGCTTAGTGCTTTCAGCTTCGCCAGGACTGTATCGATATCCATAAACGGTCCATTATCTTCCTCCTGCCAATCAATGACCCGATTGTCAATATCAGGGACACAGTGTCGGACGAGATCCATACCCGTAGGAAATTTAACATCCCATGAGCTAAGCCGATGGATTGGATTAAGCGGATAGATTTCAAAAATAGCCATACCGTCATCCGTTTTCTTTTCAAGATGAACAGCAATACCTACAGTTCGTCCTGCGGTGACTTCTAATTTAAAGCGTTCACCCTCCTCCATTGTTTCCTGGGCAGCTTTTGTATCGAAGATATCCTTTGTCAATACCGGACATGAATCGTAATCCGGCACACTTAGATCATGTACCGTTGAATGATTGTAAGCGGTTGTGCAAATGTTAAGAGCTTCGAGTATTGTTAACTTCAGTTTCATTTCAGGTGTTCTCCTATTATATTAAATAGGGGTTATATCAACCCCTTCGTTTTATTTATAGATGAGTGCGATTGCTTAACTAAACAGTGGAGGGACCGATATAGCTATCTGGTCTTCAACACTGCGTGCAGCCTGGGAAAGCTCAACGAGATCATCCCCGAACACTCTTTTATCATTACATATCAACGTACTTAGGTTGATTGCTTGTAAGCAATATTTCAGAGTCATTGATACTACGAGAGCCTCCTTGTCATTTATTACTGCATCCAAAAATAGACGCCTTTCCTCCGGAGGCGTTTCTATCATTTCTAAACAACATGAGTAATCAGGGACACAGTGTCCTTGAGAATCATGTCCAGCCATCTTCCCTCCACTGGCAACCCAGCGTATAAGATGATCTAACTTTTCCATACGTCTTTTCTCCTGTGCCTTTAGACACCTTTGTATGAACATTTAAAGCTTCCTCACTAA